AAGTAGAAGTTGGTCTTCTCATTTGAGTAAGAAGTTCTACAACCTCTGTAGGATCTTGATCTCCTGCATAGTAATTATAATCCTCCGTAGCAGTACTTCTCCATTCCATTTCAGGAGTAGAATTCTCTGCATCTTGAAGCCATTTCTCAAGCTTCATAAGAAGATCCATATCCTCAACAGAAACTTCTCCATTTCCACTTACATTCAATATCCCTGAAGGACTTGTTATATTCATTCCCATCTCCTGAGAGATCCTACATCTGTATGAATAAAATTATCTTTTTCATAGAAGTGCCATCCCCCAAACCAACTTGAAACAAACATATTATTTATTCTTTTAAGCTTTCTCTTATTACTTACTGTCCAATCTACTGCTCTTGCAAAAGGATACTTTACATTAAGATCATTAGTAGAGTGTACAATATGTAAACTGTTATCTACTCCTCCCACACTTTTATTGTACATCTCACATCTGCATCCTGAAGTAATTATAATAGGTTCATTTACTAAATGTCTAAATATCTGTAAACAACCTACAAGGATTAGAGACATATTATCTCTTCCACATCCACACTTACAAGCAAATTCCTCCCTAATGAAATGAGGAGTAAGATTTTCCATATTTTTATTCTCTCCCTTTAATTAGTAACAAGATAAAAATAAAGACTTCCAGAATCCAAGTCATCTACATAAATCCCACTACAAGGATGAGGTTCTCCAAAATCAAGTTGATACATTAAAACTCCAGAAGTCCCAGGAGCATCTGCAATAAGAGAGAACAAAACATGAAGAGCTTTATCTGTAATATTTGCAATATGTCCAGCAGTAGTTGCTCCCGTCCAGAGAACTTTATTCACATACACAAACTTATCAGTAAGTTTTGTACTCCCTGATATATCTCCAGTTGCAATAGACATAGGATTAAAACTTTCGTTTGCTGCCATTTTCTATCCTCCAAGAAAAGTCAATATTTGACTCTTTTCTCTCTATAAATTTCTACTTATAAATCTAGGTACAACAGAATCAGGTCTAGGAGTTGGAGAAAGTAAAGTCCTAGCAGAGAGAGAATTCCACTGCTTACTTATATCTTTTACTGTTCTTTGATAATCCACACAATCACTTCCAATAGTACCTTCAACAGCTCCGTTCCAGTCTTCAAGTTCAATACCATGAGAAGCATTTATATTTCTAAGGTTAACACCAAAAATTTTCTGCTCTTCATCTACCTGAAAACCAGCAGGTCCTGGAGTAAGAGATCTGCTAGACATCATCCTAGGAGCAGATATCTCATCCCCAATCACCTTTAACTTATCCATAACATACAACATCTGAGGTGATAAGTTATCCCTTCTGAAACTCCAACTTGCTTGGTAACTCTCAACGAGCATTTCTTTACAGCCAAACCCTTCAGTGAATTGAGCTCCTCGGCTATTAAAACTCTCACTGAAAAGAATAACTTTATTATAGGTTATGTAATCTTCTCCTGTAGAATAAATCCTACTCAGCCTATGTCGGATAGAAAGAACAATACCACCAGAAGATTCCGGCCAAAGAACAATAGTCCCTTCCCCAGCATCTACAACAAGCTGAGTGTTTGCAGAAGTATAAGAAAAGTAAAATGATATCTTACCCCTGAAGAAATGAACCCCATCTCCGAGTTTGATTGTAAGAGCTGCTTGAGGAAACTCACTAGCTCCAACAATAAAATCTCCACCACAATACATCTCAGCGGTGTTGGTATCGCAATCAAATTGAGCAGCAGTCACGCTAGCTTCATCACAAAGAAGAAGAACTCCACCATTGAAATAGTGCCTTCCTGCTCCAAGCCTAAGAACCTGGTTGTTACTTTCATACTCAAATTCAACAAGACAAGAATCTTCATAAGTCCTGGCAGGAACAGTCATAGTGGTTCCTTCAAGATTATACTTACAATACTTAACCGAGATAGTCCCACCAGTTCCCATTACACTGTTGTCTTTAAAATTATACCAGAGTCTACCAGTTCCGGCAATCTCACCGGTAACAGTAACAGTGGTACTACTCCCATCTATATCAACATCACAGATAGTAGCTCCATTAGCATCAATAGTAAGAGTCCCTGACACATCAAGACTTTGAGAAATATTAGCCACACCAAGTCTAGTCCCTGAAAAGGTGTACTCCCCAGTTACAGTAAGATGTTGATAAGAAGCAGCACTAACTTGATTCAAATCATATGTCTTTCCAGTTCCAGAAAAAATACACTCAGGGTCTTTACCAGTCCCTGTTCCAACTGAAAAAGACCCGCCTGTGTTAAGCCAATTCCCTTTAAATTCCACAGTATGATCTGGTCCACCAGTAGGTCCAAAGTACCCAGCAGCAATAGAAAAATCACCGTGAATAACAGCAGAAGCATCAAGAAGAAAGAAAATACTCGTAGTTGCTTCAAGAGTTAAATCCTTACACACAATATCTGAATCAGGCCAGCAAATACCATTCCCATTAGCATCAAAGAAAACATCATCAGCAGATGTGGGAATACCAGCTCCACCAGCCCCACCACTTGTGGTAGACCAGTTATCTGCATCATGCCAAACATCATCTACCCCTACCCAATACCTATCAGCCATTATACTCTCTCCATAAGAATAATCTCAAACTTAAGAGAAACAGTCTGTGCCGAATCAAATGCAACTTTAAAATGCACCTCATTCTCACTTTCCAAATTCCATAAAAACTCATTATGAATTTCAATCACCTTAGCCAGACTGTCATTGATAGAATAAGCTCCAACATTATCCTCTGCAACCATAGTGTCAGCGATAGTTTTCAGCCTTGCATACTCAGTGTAGTCAATCAGAACAAGATCATTAGGAGACCACTCAGTGTGATCATCAGGAATTATATTCGCAGCACTACCGGAAGTCGCCACTTCCAATTCATCGTACAGGATTTTCGCCTGAGTCCTGAAAAAAGCATCTCCCCCTTCCTTTGCATCTTTATTATAAAAGGTCAGATCTGCCCATTCAGAAAACAAAGCACCAGGGTCAGTGTCAATATAAAGTCTTCCTCTAAGAAGCACTTGAACTGTTTCATCAAGAGAAATAGTCACTACTTCTGCCGAAGAAGAGGAAAAATCAAGATCATAGGTAACAGCGCTCTTTGGTTGCCAAGTTCCAATGCTATCAAGCTCTTCTGTGTCGGGATTTAATACCTGCATATTATCTTATCTCCTTACCAACCACTTGCTCTAAGTGTCCATGAGGTTATTCTAACTCTTTTTCTTGTCCAGTTATTTCCTATCCAATCTATTCTTGTGATATACCAATCAGTGTCTCCATCAGCAGCACTAAGATCAGTATTCCTTCCAATATAAATAGGATTGTTACTGCTGTTATATTCTACTTGGGTATTCTTCCAGTAATATTTTGCAAGTAGAGACTCAACATCTCCCATAGTAACAGTAAGATCTCCAGTCGCATTAATAATAGCTTGCTGTCCTCTAATCCACTCAAGAAGAGTAGTATCATAAACATGCACTGCTACCGGAACAAGAGAAAGATCTCCTTCCTCAATAAGTTTTAATTGTCTTATCTCATCGGAATCTATCCCAACACTACCCAGAGTAGCATGATGATTTCTATCAGTTCTTAGTCTATCATCCATAGTTAAGGAATCCTTACAGTAAGATTTTTAACCTCATTAGTCTTAGCATAGAGAGCATTTCTTATAAACCTTAAAATATCTTTTTCCTTATGTTTTTTCTTCTTAGAATTTATTAACGAATCCCTTACCAAGGAAACAACCCCATTAAAAAACTCTATCTCATCAAGAGCAATATAGGTTCCATCTCTTAAAGAAACAGGTTCTATACTCCTTGAAAATTCTCCATTTTTATCTCTAATAGAAATCTCCTTTAAGATACAAAAGAATACCCTAGATCTAAACATCTTCTCTTCTCTCCCTTAATTTTATACTCTCAATAGTTTTAAGTCTCTCATCTATCCTTGCCAAAACTTCTCCTTGAGAAGTTAATGTCTTTAGTAAAAGATCTCTACTCTCTCTATCAAGATCATCATTCTTACTTATAACAGAATGTACATAATTACATTTATCTGAATCAGTCTTACCATCAATTCTCTTAGATAGAATCTTATATCCAGTTGCTATAATACTAAGAACAAAAACACTTACGCCACCATTAATAAAATCTATTCTATTCCTATCTTCTGCAGGGAGAGATTTAATTTTATCCTCAGTAATTATAACAGGTTTTGGAGGTTTAAGACTTCCTATCAAAGCCACCTTTAAATTCCCCCTCTCATCTTTAGAGGTTTCAATCCAGTTCCAGGAACCATCAGAAGCTTCAAGAATAAACATATTTTCTTGTGAGATAGAGATAAGTTTTCCAATCTCAAGTCCTTCATTATCACTAATAGCTCCTGTCCCAGGCTTAATAAGAAGCAAAGAAAGCAAGAATAAAATAATAAGAATCCACTTAATCAGAGATCTTTTATACCACAGCATAAGATCCTCTCCCAGTATACCCAAGAGAGTATATGCTCCTCTTCTTTTTAGACTTATCCCTATTCAAAACTCTATGAGCATATACAGAGATATACTCAGTATTACAAAGAGCATCTGCAATATTAGGAGAAGCAACTCCTCTAGTCTTCATAGCTCTTTTACTCTCTATAACAACTCCTCCATGAGAATTAAAATCATAAGAAGGCATAGAAAGCTCATCACAAAGCTCTTCTCCTTGATCAGTCTCTGGAAAAGAGTAAACACCTTTCATACATTTCTCTCTTACTCTCCACCAAAGTTCATCTCTAAGTCTGTGATACTTTGCAACATCAGAAGAAACATTAGCCACATTAAGACCAAAGACATTAAGATGTCCATGCTTATAAAGCCAGTCTGTTACTCCTGCCCCTACTCCAATCTCATCTACCACAACTCCAGAAGCATCCATCTCTTCATAGGTAAGATTAACCTGCCCAGCTAAAGAGATAGTATTCATCCCGTTAAACTTATCCCAAGGAGAAATTATCAGGCCTCTCCTAGGAAGTATAACAGAATAATCTTCTCCATACCTAGCAACATCAACTCCAAGATAAGTAGGCTCTTCCTCTGAAACTTCAACAGGATTTCCAAGACATTGCCTTGCCCAAGCCAAAGGTATAAGTGTTCTCTCATCTTCATGAGGAGGATTGCCAGCTACTCTTACCTCAAACACTGAAGACTCTACCCCATACTTATTAGCAAAGTACTCCACCATACTATCAGCCACTAAAGAGGAGTTTCTAGAATCCCAGTGAAACCTTTTCCAAGACTTAGCAATCTTAGAATTAAAATGAGAATCATAAAAGTAACCTCTGTTCTTAGTCATATTCCCAATCAGAATACACTTATTATCCTCCTGAGTCATAGCTCCTTCTAGAGGAATAAACACAGGATCTGCAACACCAGAGGCTTCATCAATAATAAGAAGAAGATGATCTGCATGAAGTCCAGCAAGAGTTTCTGCTTGATCTTCTTTAGTAGCCTTCACCTGAGGAGACATAAGTCTTATCCACCATTCTTTGGGAGCACTCTTATGAAAAAACTTATCTTTCTGCTGAACAAACTCATCTTGAAGCTCAGATCCTCTAAACCATTTTGCAAGCTCTGCCCAAAAGATATCATGAAGCTGTCTATTGGTAGGAGCTGTTACTGCCACCTTAGCATAAGGTCTAGTTCCTATAAACCAAAGAGCAATCCAAGTACTCACTGCATCCTTCCCGCAACCATGACCTGATCTTACAGTGAATCTTTTCTCTGGAGAAGAGACAGCTTCTAGGAGTTTTATCTGTTGATCACTTGGATCTACATGCAGACACTCTCTAGAAAAAGCAACAGAATCATGTCTCCATTGTCTCATCTTCTTTAATATGTTATAATTAAGTTGAACTTTTCCCATTCACTTTTCCCTTATATGGAGTTTAAAAGTACCTGTTAACTCTACCTCCTTAAAATCCACTTCTCTCTCGAACATGGGGTTTCTTAGGGAGTTAATGATACTTGCTGTATTAAACCATATAAAAAAAGATTAATTCGATTTTCGATTTTTATATATATTTGGCTCGGCTTTGCAAAATCAGCTTAAAAAACAAAACCAAGTTCTACTTTGCACTTTCTCTCTCAGGCAAGGAAGAGAGTCTTGGAAAAGGAGTAAACCAAAACTCTTCCCTTGCCCTTCCCGGCAGAAAAGGAGAGAGAAGTTTAAGATCAAAAAGTCAATGATTGACCTTTCTTTAGATCTCAGGAACATAGTCATTATCATCCTTGGAAAGTTTCTTCTCTGGTTTATTCACCACTTCAAAATCAGCATCGACTACGTTTTCTAAATCTTCTGAATCTGGATTCTTATCTATAAACTCCAGGTATCCAACTAGACCATGAATATCAGTAGGCTTTCCTACCTCTACAAGTTCCCTCTGTTTGAGAATATTGTAGGCCCCTACCAGTTGAGAAAGAGATGCTTCATCTAATTTATCTTCATCATCTACCCTCTCTAAGAGTTTGGCTTGGAGTTGAGTTAGTTGAATGTTCTGCAACTCTCGGTACTTATCTACCAAGGGAGCAAAAGCTTCTAGCTTCTTGATCAGCTCTCCGATCTCGGTTCTCTGTCTGCTTAAAACTAGATCTAACTTCATCATATCTCTATTATACACACTTCCACCAAGATGTCAAGGAAAAAATGCAAAGAAGGAAAGAAAACTTTCAAGGGAAAGAAAAGGCTCGGAATTGGAATCAAAATTCTAAGGGAGGTTAAAACCGAGCCAAAACCAAACTTGAAATGATTCAAGTTCCTGGTCTTACTTGGGGGTTGGGGGTCCTCTACTCTCCTCTTTTTCCAGGCAAGTAAGCAGGCCTGCTATTCTCCTGCTAAAGCCTTCTCTCTTACTTGTTTTTGAAATTTACTCGTGTGTAAAATCGTATCATCTACACTTTACCCTCCCCTCCCCATCGGGGCTTGATGGGGTCTTCTCCATGCGGAAACCCTAGAGGGAGTAGGGTGAATGGGATTTGGCTTGACAAACGGCGAGAGGAAAGGTATGATGGGGAAGGTTGAGCGAGAGAGAAAAGCGAAACGCTTTCTTTCTTTCTTTCTTTTGTTTTTATTTTTTAACCTCTTATAGAAAGGAAAGAACATGAAAAAGGAAAAAGAAGAGGTAATAACGTTAGAAGATCTGAAAGCAGAGGTAATCGTGTGTACAGTTGAAAGGATGAGAGAAGTTGTAGAGAACGAGAAGCTGTTCTATGTTAAAGGACTAATGAAACAAATCAAAGACACTGATCTATTTTGCCCAGAAGAGATCTTAGAGAAGGCAAAGAGAAGGATAAAAGAAAAGAGGTAAAGAGAAGAACATTAACCCTTTTAAAGGAGAAAGAACATGGCTAAGATCAAATGGACAGAAGAGGCAGAAGGTACACTGAAGGTTAACGTTGAAGGTATAGAGCAGAAGTTTGATGTTACAAAGATCTTTAAAGGATGGGATAGTTTAGGTGAAGTGGAAAGACATATTGCTGTCTATGGGTTGAAGCAGAAACTCTCTGACATCATTGCAGGGAGCAAGGATAGCAAAGAGGTAAAGTCCAAGAAACTATGTGATAGGTTTTTAGAGCTTGTTGAAGGAAAGGTCAGAACAAAGGTAGTGAGAGAAGTTGGTATTCCTCTTGGACAGATCAAGGCTTTGATAGAGAAGGGCTCTATTCTTTTCCTAGAAGAGATCTTAAAGAGTGATTTACCTCTCACGGATGAATTAAAAGACCTTGCAAAGAAGAGGATAAAAGAAGGAAAGTAGAGAAGAAAGGAAAAGGAAAGGAAAAGGTTGATTCAAGAAAGGTCAACCTTTGACTTTCCTTTTGGGATGTTTAATTATTTTTTTATTTTTTTATTTGGTTTATTTTATTATTTATTTTTCATTTTCTAACCTATTGATTTTAAAAAGGAAAATAAAAAAGTAATGTCCGAAAAGTCCCAAAAACCGGCGTCCGGGTGCCTAGTTGCACCTAGCACCAATTAATTCCATTAGCCCCTGGAGAAGTCCCAGGTCTTAAAAAGAAGAATCTTTAAGTATTTATATAAATATATATGTATATATACTTATATTATGTAATAGAGAGATTTACTGTGTAACGTGTAACGTGACACGTTCGGTTAAATAATTAAATAATTAAATAATTGAACAAATAAACCCTTAATAGACTTCTCAGATCATAAGAAAATAAATTCATGCATAGGGCATCTAGAGGGGTAGACCTGGGTTTTTCGTATTGTTCGGACATTACATTTAAAAAAAGATGAATGAAATTAGGGGGTTAGAAAAAGGAAAATAAATAAATAAATAAACAAATAAAACGAACAAAATAATTTGACAAACAATAAAATATAACGTATAATTAAATAATAACAAACAAAACGTCAAACATTAACCTTTCTTAAAAAGGAGAAAAAAAAATGAACAAGAAAGAATATTTAGAGTGGAAAAATATTCAACCATGCAAATCAGAAAGAGAACAAATCATGAGGGCAGAGAAATTCATCAAGAGAGAGGCAATGAAAAGTAACGAGATAGTAAAAAAGGCAGGAGGTATTTACAAAGGGATACAAAAAGGAATGAAGGGAGAAAATTATGTTCTCTTCCACAATCCTAGAACGGATAGCTCCCATGCTTTAGAAGAAGAAAATCTAACAGAAGAAAAAGTAAGAAAAAAGCTTCTAGAAGGGGATAAAGCTTTCAAGGAAGGAGAGACACAGAACCTCATAGAAAAAGAGATTCAAACATTTTTTGCTGAAATATTAGAAAATTTCACTCCTATTGAAAAAAGAGCTTTAAAAAACAAAATTGTCTTAACAATATGTAGAATAATCAGAGAAGAAAAAGAAAAAGAAAAAGAAAATATGACAATGGAAGGAGATAAATATGTATAGAGAGAGCGTATATCTTGGCAGGTGCATCCATTGCGGGTGTGAAGGATTTCAGAATGAGGAGACAGGAAGAATTTACACTGATAATAAAGGAGTAGAATTTTGTCAGTGTGAATTTATCCCAGAAGAGGAGGAAGAAGAAGAAGATTATAATATACCCTGGAAGTGTTCCAGGTGTGGAAGATTGTATGACTTTGTAAATGAAGCAGAGCTTTGTTGCAGAAAAGGAGAAAGAAAGTGAAAAGGAAAAATATAAATAGAGCAGGTTTTTGTTTCTTAATAGCAGTTTTAATCAGTTTAGGTTTTTGGTCACTAGTTGGGTATATTCTTTATAAGATATTCTTATTCTAAAAAAGGAGAAAAGAATGAGAGATCAACCAGACATACCAACAATTGAAGGTTGCATGAGTTTAGATGAGTGCAGACATGCTATTGAACTTCATGCAAAAAATATAAATTCAGATGTATCAAGTTTTATGGTTAACTATGGAAGAATTACTTCTTTACGTGCTTTACTTCAGTTATTTGTAAGTTATAATTACTTACTAGAAGAAGAAAAAAGGAGAATTTACTCTTGTAGATTAGATATGGATGATAAAATCTACAATTTCTGTGAATTTGTAAGGAAAAAAGGAGAAAAAGAATGGATAAAATACTAATTGATAACATAATATCACAACTTCTCCTTTCCGAAGAAGGAAAAGAATACCAAGTAAAACTCATGGAAGGAACCTCGGCAGAGGTAGAGAACCTTCGCATGCAGATAGGAAAGAGAAGAAACCTCATCCCAGAGATAAGAAGAAGTTATATCCAAATAACCAGAAAGAAAAAGGAAGAAGGATTATACTCTCTTTATGTAAAAAAACTTGCAGAAGAACCATCTAGAGGATTTACTCTAGAGTGTTCTGATGGCTCAAGTAAACCTTTAAAAACTCTAGAAGAGGTAAGACTAGACAAAATGATGTCAGAAGAAAACAACAGCATGGATATAGATCCCTGGAAAGAAGGAGAAGAAAAATGAGATGGGAAGATGTTATCCAAGAGCTTGAAACACAAGAGAGAGAAGAAGAGGAAAAGGTAGAATTAACAGACTTTGAAAAAGACCTATTGGTTAAACTTGGAATAATGAAGAAGAAAACATACCCTCCTTCTACATTAAAAGGATATACTCTTTATGTGACTGAAATATGTACCCTCTGTAAAAAGAGAAAAGAGTATAGTCTATACCTTAAAGCAACTAAAGAATGTTTGAAAGCAGATCTTTCATTCTATTCCTCTTCTTCTTCTTCTCCAATAAAGGAAGAGATAAAAATTCTCTCAAAGTGTTCTTTCTGCAGAGAGAGGCTCTTTTCTCTTGAAAAGGAAATCTTAGTAGAAATGCTTCTTAAAGAGAAAGACAATCAAAAGGAAAGAGAAAGGAGAATAAAAAAATGAGAGATATAGTATATTCCTGGTACAAAGAAGGAAAAAAGCTTCAAGAAGGAGATGAACTTTATATTCCCTGTGAAGGAAAGAAACTTAAAATGTCGCTTTACAGTGACCTTAAAACTCTTTCTGAAAAAGAGAGAGGAAAAGAGGTTTTAGTCATAAGTCATAAATACAAAGACAAAACTCATTGGGTAACAATAAAGAGAGAAATAAGATCAAATTCAACTGCGTGGGTAAAGAAGAAAAATGGAAAGATTGAAAAACTCTCTATGAAGAGATCTTTAGAGAGAGAAAAAATATTAAAATGTATGACACAAGATGGTTTAAATGTAGAGGAGATGAATAACCTCTTAGACACTCCCCTCACAGAGGAGGAGAAAAAAGAAATGGAGAAATTAAAATGAGAGAAAAAGAAAGTCAAAGTCCTAAAGAATGTGATCTCTGCTTCTATAACAGAATAAGAGAGGAATATAAACAGAAAGGAAAACATATAGAAGTAAAAGACTCTGCTATCATGCTGAACTGGAAAGCTATTGTCCTTGATGATGAAGAGTTATATTGGTTTATCCTTCTCCCAAAAGAATGTGAATGTAAGAAGAAAGATTTGGTATGATTTTTGCATGTCATTTTTTCATTGACATTGAACATATGTTCATGGTATAATAAAACAATGAACAGGACAAAAGAAAAAGATCACTTACACATAACGTTAGAGAAGAGCCTCAAAAGAGAAGCAAAAGCAGAAGCTTCTCTTTTGGGAATATCTTTGAGTACTTTTATCAGTTTTCTAATAAAAAAGTACTTGAGAAGAAAGGAGGAAGAAGAAATTTGATTTGATTTAATTTTTACATTACTTTATTTTACTTTAACCCTAAGAAATGGAGAAGAAAAATATGGCAAAGAAACTTAGTAAGAAATGGAATGAGAAGAATCCAAATATACTCACCATTGAAGAGCTCGAAACAAAAGAATCTCTGAATTTTGATCTAAACCTATATCCAAAGGAAGTGCAGCATAATTTCGCCAAGCACGGTATGGCTCAAAAGCTTGGTGATGCAGCAGCTGGAAAGACTGGAAAGGAAGCAGTAGATTCTATTATGAAAGTCCACGAAGGCCTTATGGCAGGAAATTGGAACGTAAGAGCCCCTGCTGCTCCTGCAATTTCCAAGAAGTCCCTCAGTACCTCCATAGGAAACCTGGACACCAAGGAGCAAGCGGCTGCAAAGGCTCTCCTTGAAAAGTTGGGTATCTCTTTATAAGAAAGAAAGGTAAAGTGACCAAGAAATAAAGTCAAACATTGACCTTTCTTGGTCATTTTTACCTTAAAAAGGAGAAAAGAGGAGAAAAAAATAAAATGGAAAATGAAAGAGAAAATGAAATAAAACTTTCCGCAAGTAGTAAGAGTAACTTGATCTCTTGCCCTAGAGAATACTTTCTTAGGAATTTCCAAGGAGTATTTGGAAGCGTCAATATGAGATATGGAAGTGCCTGGCATGGATACATGCAAGGGTATTATTCTCATATCAAAGAAAATGGCTGGTCGTATGATGGAAACTCTATCCTGGAAGCAGGAGAAAAAGGAAAAGAAATCTGGGAAGAGGAGACTTCAAAACAGATATATAATGAGGACACTTATCTTTCCCAAGCAGAGCTAGGGAGATCTTTCTTGGAGTTTATCAATGAGTTTTCCTCTGATGAAGAGGTTTTACATGTAAGAGAAGCAGAAAGGAGCTTTGAAATCTTTTTCCCCTTAACAAAAAGTGAAAAGAAAAGATATTCAAATATAAAAGGAGATGGAATAATATATAAAGGAATCATAGACCTAGAGGTCGAGCTTGGAGAGCTTAACTGGGTTGTGGAATTTAAAACAACTGGTTGGAGTCTAGTGGCTCTGCAAGACTCTCTTAGAAGATCTCCTCAGATACTTGGATATGATGTGTGTGGAGAAATCCTCTGTGAAGATGAAATCTCAGGATGTCTTGTAAATATTCACAGAATCCTCTCAAAGAAGAAAAAGGATGGAGAGTGGGGTAAAGTATCAAGGGAGTTTAGGAGAATCCCACAGATATATTCTGAAGGAGATAAAAAAGCCTGGAGAGAGAGTCTTCTCTATGCAGGGGATCTCCTCTCTTACCATGAAAAACTCTCTCTCTGGCCTATGCAGTGGGAAAACTGCGGTATGTATGGAGGTTGTGGCCTCCGAGAAGTTTGTAACAGCCTATATGAAGTAGAAGAATTAACTGAAGAAAACCTCACTAGGTGTGATCTTATAAGAAGAATTCCTCCAGAGAAAAAAGAAATCTCTTATGGGGAATATAAGATATAGAAAAGAAAAGGAGACTAATGTGTTAACAGATAAAGGTATAGAAGACATTACCAAAACAGGTGTCATAACCTCAGAAATGGACAAAGTAAAAATAACCATTGAAGTTTTATATAGCAGAATAAATGTTTTATGTAACAAAATTAACCTTATTTCTAGAGGGTCACTTACACAAGAAGAAAGGTTAAAAGAACTAGGAGATTTACCTATAACAGAAAAATCTGGGGATTCACCTTTATATAATTACTTATATGAAATAAAGGATACATTAAATTTTTTGGGTACTATGGTTTTTAAGGCAACTAATAACCTTGAGAGTTAAGAAAAGGAGAAAAAATGATAACAAATGAAGGTACAACTACTATCACGAAAAAAGCAGAGAATCTTGGAGATAATCAAAGTATCATAAGGGAAGAAATGGATAACATATGCTGTACAATAGAGAATCTGAAAGCTAACGTAGATTCTCTGTGTAGTAGAGTAGGTTTTCTTTGTGGGACTAGTGATGAAGGACCAAAAGAATCTAAAAGAGATAAATTAGGATGTTCATCATTGTATAATTATTTATATGATGTACATGAGGAACTACAAAATGTAATATCTATGGCTGTCAAAACAATTCTTATACTTGAAAACTAAGAAAGAAAGGAGAAAAAAATGCCTAACGCAAAAGATGTTTCCTGGGACACTGAGACCTACAAAATAATGCTGGTAGGCTCTTATGGTACAGGAAAATCCACCTTCGCTGCTTCTTGGTTTACTGGAGATAAGCCAGGATTTGTTTTTGACTTTGATGATAGAATAAGATCATATGCAGGAAAAGACTTTGAATATGATACCTTCCCTATGACCTGGAAAGGTTGGGTAGAATTTGAAAAAACTCTTCTAAGAGTGAAAAAGGAAGTCTTGGAAGAAAACAAATACTCAGTCATAGTAGTAGACTCCACTACCACCATGACAGATCTTGCTATGGAGAGAGCTTTGCAACTGGACCCGAAGAGGAGTGAAACAAATGGCCCTCTTTGGAATATCCATTCCCAGATGGTAAAGAACCTAGTAGAAGGTAGGCTCAGACAAATATCAAAAGACCTTCCTTGCGATATTATAGTAATTGCACATATAGATATAAAGACTGATAGAAAAACCGGAGAGGTACTTTCAATAGCTCCTCTCCTTACTGGCCAGCTTTCTGAAAAGATTCCTGGTTATTTTGATGAAGTCTATTATACTACTACCAGAAGGAAAGATAACAAAACAGTATATCTTCTCCAGACAGTCCCAATAGGAAACACCAAAGCAAGAAGTGTTCTCTCAGGGAAAGAAAGAAGACTTCCTGATTTTATAGGAAACTCTTATGATGAGATAATGAAACACTTAATGAAAGAAAGGGAAGGAAAGGAGGTAAAGAAAGTAAAAAAGTAGAAACGAAGTATTTCTTACAAACCTTAAACAAAAACAGGAGAATAAAACATGGCAAAAAGAAACGTAAATGTTGACCCTGACCTTGACATTGACAATGACACTGATGCAAAAGTAAACATGACAGAGACAGAGACAACTGAAACTGAAACAACAGAAGAACCTTACCTTCCTGAGAATTCTGAAGAAGATCCTATGGACTTCAATATCGAAGAAGAATACGTAATACCTCCCCTTATTCCTGGTGGGGTATATCACGCCTGTGTAACAGAGGTAAAGTATGATTCAGAGAACAATATCATAACCTGGACCTTTACTCTCTCTGATAATGGAGGAGTAATGAATGACGGAAGCACTGAGATAGATGGAAGCACTCTAAGTGCTAAAAACTTTCTTCCAAATCTCGGTGATGATGTTACCATGACCAAGAGTGGAAAACAGACCAAGAGACAAGCGAAGATCAATATGCTTGCTAATTTTGCAAAGGGCCTGAAGATAAACATGAACAATATGAGCATAATAAGAGAGAGTATTGAAAACTCTGAGTGGCTCGGTATAGATGTGAATCTTAAGGTAGGGATAAGGGAATACGAAGGCAGATTCTTCAACGAGGTTATAAAGGCCATAACATCCTAGAAAGGAGAAAGAAGAGAAGAGAGGGTTTTCCTTTCTTCTCTTCTACTAAACTTATGAAACTAAATCAGATGAAAAAACAGTATATTCTTCTTTCTGAGGAGGAAAAAAGGATTTTTATAAGAGAATTAAGATATGAAAGAAATCTCCTATCAGAGAAAAATCCCAGAAAGGAGAAGAAAGAAAGAAAGCCTACTATCTTTCTTACTCCTGAAGAAAAAGCCCTTATGAAAACTTTAGGTATAAAAAGAACAGATATAGGAAAACCTCTAGAAGAAGGAGAATAAAATAAATGAATAATAAAATAAACATAGATATAACTAAACTTGATGATGTGTTATGCTCAAATTGTAATAAAAAAGACTTTGAACATTTTTACAGGTTGAAAATTCTTCCTGCTTTGATGTCAAATTCCGGAAAGGAAGAGGTCATAGTACTTCAAGTATATGCATGCACTAACTGTGGAAAAGAGCTCAGGAGGGACAATGCAAACATTCCTAAGTGACCCAAAGAAGATCATAGTAAGAAAAGACCTTGGCAGATACCGACAAGACATGAAAAAGATAACTAAAATGAGAGAGAGTTTGGAAAAATTCGGTCAGCTCTCTCCAATAATCGTAACAGAAAGTATGGAGCTAGTAGCAGGAGGAAGAAGACTTGCAGCTTGTCTATTATCAGGAAGAGAAATTCTCTGCATAAAGAAAGAAAACCTTTCAAACTTTCAACTTAGAGAAATAGAGCTTGAAGAAAACATCCAAAGAGAAGATCTTTCTCCTGCAGAAGAAGTAAAAGCAGTAAATGATCTTCACCTTCTCAAGCAAGAAGTTCATGGGGATACTACCTCTGGGAGAGAAGGAGGCTGGACATTAAATGACACTGCAGAAGCAATAGGAAAGACAAAAGGATCTGTAATAGACTCTATTGCTCTTGCTAAAGCAGTAGAAGAGTTTCCAGAGCTAAAGGACTGTAAGTCAAAAAGTGATATCCGAAAAGCTGCAGCAGCAATAAATAGAGTTCAGGAAAGAGCAGTGAGATCGGAAGAATATCAAGAAAATGTAAAAAAGATAGAGAGGGTACATGTTTCTCATCTTGATGCAAGAATTCATATGAAGACCATAAAAGATAACTCCATAGACCTTCTCCTCTTTGACCCTCTCTATGAAATAGATGCAGATCAAACAAGACAAGGAATTGGAGGAACCCCTGGTTCTCTCTCCGTTGCAGGATATAAAATCCCTGACAAAAGAACAAACCTATCCCTTATAAGAGATATCGCAAAAGAATCAGAAAGATTCTGTAAGAGCAACTCTCATCTTTATGTCTTTGTAGCCCCTGAGCATTTCAAAGAGATAAGAGAGATTTTTATATCTTGCTCTTGGAATTGTTATATCAAACCCATCATCTGGTACAAACCAAACGCTGGACAAACAAATCAACCTCTTATGTGGCCCTCAAGCTCTTATGAAATGATTCTTTTCGGGAGAAAAATAGATTCTAAACTCATAAAGCTTGGTAAAAACGATGTTCTTCCTTGTTCTACTGTTACAAAAAGTGCTAAGTTCCATGATTTTGAGAAACCTATCCCTCTCCTGGAAGATCTTATAACAAGAGTAGCCTTCCCAGGCTGTACCCTTTACGACCCTTGTATGGGTGGAGGTTCTTCTATCATTGCAGGTCTGAAGTCTCAGCTTATATGCTTTGGCTGTGATATCTCAGAGGAAGCATATAATGCAACCTTAGAAAGAATAGCAAATTTTGAAAAAGAAGGAGAATAAAATGTCTAAAGATGTAGTGGTATCAAGTGAAGATGAAAACAGAGCCTACTATAGGATAGAAAATGTTATCACTTGTGTAGCTCTAGGAACAGAAGAAGTCCTCTTTATCTTAGAGGAGTTAACTTCTTCTCAAGCAGAAATGCTTATGAATGACTTATATTCTTCAAGAAAGGTCAATGATTAACCTTTTATACTTATAAAAAGGAGTAAAGCATGAAAGAATTTATTAATCTCTTACGAGAATCTTTTTACTTAAAACTCGCTGTTAAAACAGGCTGGGGAAGAAAAGAAATTAAATCTCTCTTTGAAGAGTGTGTAAATGATAGCTTGATGGAGTTTATAGATAGAAAAGCTAACAAAGATCAGTAAAAGAAAAGGAGAAGAGAAAAAGGAGAAAAGAAAAATGCCTACTTTTATAAAAACAACTGGACCAAAAGATGGCTCTGCAAAGATCATGTTCTTAGGAGAAGCTCCTGGAGAAGATGAAGACAGAAGAGGCCTTCCTTTTGTAGGAAGAGCAGGAAAAACCTTTGATAAACTTCTTGCATCTGCAAACATAGACAGACACCGATGCATAATCACCAATGTTGCAAGAGAAAAACCTCCTGGGAATAATATACTTCATTACTTCCAGGACAAAAAAGGGTTCTTTCCTAAGCCTATCTTAGTAGAATGGCTTGCACTTCTCAGAGAGGAAATTTTAACCTACAATCCAAACATCATAGTTGCTCTAGGGAATACTGCTCTTTGGGCACTCACTGATGAAAGAGGTATAGGAAAGAAGAGAGGAACAATAGGGACAACTTCTCTTGTTCCAGGACAAAAGTTTCTTGCAACATATCATCCTCAGAAAGTAAATTACGACTGGACAATGAGTTTCACAGTAGCTCTAGATCTTAGAAAGGCTGCTAAGCATGCAGAGTTTCCTGAAACTCCTGAAGAAAATAGAAACTTTATAGTAAAACCTACTCTCTCTGAGTGGGAAGAATACTGTAATTTTCTATTAGAGAGGAATCTTCCTTTTGCAGTAGATATAGAAACCTCCCGAAGAACAGGTCATATCACCAGGATAGGGTTCTCCCATGAACCTGACTTTGCTATGAGTTTAAAGATTCTCTCTGGAGATACTCCAAACTTTCCGGAAAATGATGAGATAAGAGTTTGGGATATTATCTCAGAAGTCCTAGAAAAAATTCCTACTATTTATCATAATGCTACTTATGACACTGGAGTTCTTTGGCATCACCACAGAATCCATTGCAAAACCCATATGGACACCATGATAGCAGGGAAGAATCTCTGGCCAGAAGCACCAAAAAGCCTTGCTTATTATACCTCTATCTGCCTTGACTACCCAGAATGGAAGTCTCTCTCTGTAGTAGATCAGGGAATATACAACTGCTATGATGTAGCAAACACTATGGCTCTTGCTATAATTTTTGAAGGAGAGGGAGGTGTCTTTTCTCAAAGAATGAAAAATCCTCTAAACAAAGATCTCTATACTGTCTACCAAAGTGATGTGGCTCAAGTAGAGCTTGCTACGTTCATGCAATTAAGAGGAATCTATGTAGATAATGAAAAAAGAGAATCTATTAAAAAGGAGTGTAAAGAGGAGATTCTCAGTATAGAAGAAAAATTAAGAGTTATCACAGGAAAAGACATCAATTACAAATCTCATACCCAGGTAAAAAACCTTCTCTACATAGATCTTGGTCTTCCTGTTCAGTTTCAAAAAAGAAGGTCTGTAAATGAGGATAAGAAAATAACCTCTGATGAAAAGGCTCTTACTAAACTTTGTAAAAAGACTTCAAATCCTATTCCTCCTCTTATCTTAAAACATAGAAACCTTACAAAACAAGTAGACTCCTTTCTTCAAATTGAAACTTCTCCTGAAAGCAGAGTTCATACTTCATATAATATTACTGGGAGTAAATTCTCCCGATGGAGTTCTTCAAAGAGTATTATTCTTCCTTATGGTTCTGGAAATCTTCAAAATATTCCTCATTCTTCTAGAGTATTTTATACCGCAAAACCAGGATACTCTATCGTAGGAGCTGATTATGTCCAAGCAGAAGCAGTGGTTACTGCTTATTTATCTTATGATAGAAGCTTAATTCAATTATTTGAAGAGTCTTTTGGGATGTCACCTTCTGAGAGGAAAAAATCCCATGATGTACACAGATACACTGCTAGTCAAATGTTTGAGATACTTATGAAAGAAATCTCTGCAGAACAAAGAAGAGTAGGAAAAACTCTTCGTCATGCTATGAATTATGTAGGAGGCCCTGGAGTAGTTGCAGAGCAATTAGATATTCCTCTTGCAAAAGCAAAATCTCTACGAGATCTTTATCTTGATAAAAACAAACCTCTTGTTAACTGGCATAAAAGGGTAAAAGAAGAAGTAAGACAAAATAGAGTCCTTATAAACTGTTTTGGAAGACCTCATAGGTTTCTTGGTCCCTGGGGGGATGAGTTAATAAGATCAGCTATATCTTTCAATCCTCAATCTACTATAGGAGATCTTTTAAATAAGGCTTTTGTAAGAATCTATGATGCTTATGGAGCTATTTACACAGCCTGGCTACAGCTTCACGACGGACTTTATCTTGAAGTAAAAGATGAAGAGATATATGATTGTATAAAAAGTATCAGACCTCTTATGTTAATTCCTTTTATTGCAGGAAAGGAAGAAGTAGTTGTAGATGTTGATTTCAAGGTAGGAAAAAACTGGAAGGAGATGGAAGAAGTAGATATTGACTGGAGGAAAGAAAAATGTTAATTAAAAATAAAGAACTTAAGAAGTGTATTGAAAAAATGAAAAACGAAACAGATCTCTGGCCTTGGTATTGGTATAGTTATGGAGAAAAATGTTATGGTTTTTCTACAGTTGAGGCGTATCCACAAAATGTAGAAGATCCATTCCCTGAGTTTGGAACAGAGCTTATTAGGGATGAAGACGGGGATTTGTTTGGAGAAAATGGGACAAAAATGTATATTGAATCAGAAGTAGCTTGTATTGAACAACAAAATGGTGACACAATTTGTAGTTTCATTGCTCTTGCTCATGCTAATTTAGTTAAAGGAGAAGAAAAGAAATGAAAGTAATGTCTTATCATGAATGGTTCGATGAAGATGTAGAAGGAATCTTGTATAACGGACATGAGAACAATAGACAAATTATATTGAGAAGTGACAGTGATCTGTCTTTTGTTATAAATAAGGAAGATGTTATTGCTTTGGCGAAAGAATTTGATCTTGTTGTTTTCAACCAAGACGCAAAACTATAAAAGGAGAAAAAAGATGGAATGTCCTATTTGTAATGAAGAATTAGAATGGGAAGATTATTTCAGTGGTTACAGACCTGGTAATATTTACAGATGTCCAAATGGTTTTAAGCAAAATGGCTCCTGCAAATCAGAGCTATTTCATGTAGCTGGTTCATTCTACGTATATGGAGATGATGGTGAAATTCATGCTGGTTATCCGTGTTAACTAGAGGAGGCAAATCACCTAAGCATTATATTTGTGGGAATAAGGTGATTCATGGTTGTTTAATTCCAAAACCGGAATTAAATGAATGCCGCTAATAGGGATGGGATTGATTATTTTTAAATATAGGTATCATTACCTATCCCTATTCATTACAAATGATTTTGTTTTTGACCTTTCTTAAAAAGGAGAAGAGAAATGAAAAGAGCTTTTATCTGCGGTCCTTATAGAACAGACAATTTTGAAGAAACAGCAAAAAACATTCTCAAGGCTCAAGAGGTTGCAAGAAAATACTGGAAAAAGGGTTATTTTGTTATGTGCCCTCATATGAACAGTGCTCTTTTTGACTTCGATATAACAAATGTCATAACAACACCAGATATACTTATCATTGGTGCAGAAAAACGAAAAAGCACTATTGATGATAGTGTATTCCTTAAAGGATACAGAGAGATCTTGCATTTCTTTGATACTATAATCCTTCTTCCTGGATGGGAGAAATCTGAAGGTTCTAAGGATGAATTAAAAGAAGTTTTAGGACTTGAATTTGAAGTAATCACAGAAAAGGAGGAAGAATAAAATGGAAGATTTTGATTTTGACTCATATCAAAAAGCATCACACAGGTTCTCCACTTACCCTGTAATATCAAGTAAATTATCATATCCACTTCTTGGCCTTGCTGGTGAGACAGGAGAGCTTCTTGAGAAGATGAAAAAACTTTTCCGAGATCACAATGGAGAGATTACTCCAGAAATTAAAGATGGTATCAAGAGAGAGCTTGGAGACATTCTTTGGTACGTCTCTGAAATTGCAACTCTTATGGAGTTACGTCTCTCTGACATCGCAAGAACAAATTATCGAAAACTTTTAGGGAGAAAAAAATCTAGTCTTCTAAAAGGAAGTGGAGACTATAGAGGAGAAGAAAAAGAAGAAGAGAAAGTAATTCCTTCTGTTTCAATCAGTAATAAAAGTGAAGATGTTTTATCTATTCCAGTTAAAGGAATAGAAAAGAAAGAAGGTAAATGGTACTGGGAATGTACAGAACCTTATAAACCAGAACACTCTAAATCAAACCCTCTTGATACCCAAGTAGGAGGAGATCACTACAAGAAGTTTGCAATTCAGCCTGTAGAATTTGCAGAAAGAAATAATCTTTCCTTTCTTCAAAGCTGTATCATCAAAAGAGTTTGTAGATTAAAAGATCTCGACTATGACAAGATCAAACATGAAGTTGACCTTTTAAAGATGCTTAAAGGAGAAGAGAAATGAGAGAAGAAAACTTAACCCCAGGAAAAATATGGACAAGAAAGAGATTTATCTTGATGGGAAGTTTACGCAGAGTTATTAACATACTAGATAACATATCAGATCATGATGATATTATTGACAGTTCTGTAAGTAATTCTCATGATCTTGATATGACAAAGAGGTTACTCTTAAACATGTATGAAGGGATTGAAAAGAATAACAAATACAAAGAGAGATAACTTATGAAGGAAAGAAAGTTAGAGAATTGGATATCCTCTTACATGGAGTATATGGAAAACACAGAAAGTGCTTCAATACTTCATAAATGGACGTGTCTCTCTGTTCTTGCAGGTGCTCTCAGGAAAAAGGTAAACCTTTCTTTAGGAAGATTAAACATATATACTAACATGTATGTTATCTTAGTAGGTCCTCCTGGAGCACCTAGAAAATCTCAAGCAATTTCTTATGGTGTTAATTTTTTAAGGGAAATTCCTGATCTTGTAATCTCAGCTGATGCTATTACTCCTCAAGCTCTTATTCAAGATCTTGAAGCAAGTGCTGTAGATGAGCCTCTTCCTGAAGGAAAGAAACTTCAGCATGCTTCCTTGACTGTAATTTCTAAGGAGTTAGAAAGCTTCCTTGGACAAAAAGGAGAAAACACAAAGATGATAGTCACGCTTACTGATCTCTTTGATGCTCAGGAAATCCCCTGGAAGTATCGAACAAAGCACTACGGAACAAACACCATACCTTCAGTCTTTTTAAACATCCTCGCTGCAACAACACCTGAAAGTATAGTCTCCTCAATTCCACTTAACGCAGTAGGAGGAGGTCTTACCTCTCGGATTGTTTTTGTGTGGGCAGAGAGAAAGGAGAAGAAAATAACAAGACCTATAGAAACTTCTGAAGAATTAAAACTTAAAGATTTCCTCATGCAAGATCTATATGTTATAAGTAGACTCGCAGGTTCTTACAATTTTACAAAAGATTCATATGAGTTTTGGGACAACTGGTATCAGAATTATGATTCCCAAAGCAGAAAAAGAAAATGTGTAGACCCTCTTTTCAATGGCTGGTATGAAAGAAAACCTCTATATGTTCAGAAGCTAGCTATTATAATTGCTGCCTCTCAGGGTAATGAGCTTGTCTTAAAAACAAATCATTTCTTAGAGGCTCTTAAAATCTTAGAGGATACTGAAATCCCTATGATAAATGTTTTTAAGTCTATGGGAAGAAGTGTCATAGCAACAGATGTTGATCTTGTGAGCAAAATTATTCAGAGTAGAAAGTGGGTACTTGAAGAGCAACTAGTCGATCTTACATGGAGAGACATAGACTCTGCAAAACTAGACAATGTAATTGCTACAGTAATAAGAAGAGGTTTTGCAAAGAGAAGTTACCTAGGTCCAAAAGGAGAAAAAGGAAAACTTTGGTATAAATATACTGGACCTGATTACTAAAAGAAAGGAGAAAAGAAATGACTTTTGAAGAGATCTCAAAAATAACTCCCTCTCTTAAAACAAAGGTCAGATCTAGAGTTAGTGGGATAGTATTTCAGGTATATAAGATTTTCCCTGAGGCATATATCTCACTATCTCTTGATGAAGTAGGACATGTAAGAGGATATAAATTAGAAAACTTGGAGAGTTTTACAAGAGATTATGAAATAACTCAAGATTCTGTAAGAGATGAATTTATTTCTAGACTTTCTAAGCTTCCATCTGAAACAGTTGATACTTTTCTAGAGGCCTTAAACATTGATAAAGAGGAGAAGAAATCTCTCTCTTCTTCTGAATGTTTATGTCATCTTCAAGAATCTCAAAAAGGACCCTCTGCTTGGACATGTCCTAAACATGGTTTTGTTATTGCAGGGATGTAAATAAAAATAAAAGTCAATCTTTGACCTTTCTTAAAGGAGGAGAAAAATGGAGCATACCTGGCATGAATGTGAGGAAGAAAATTGTTTTGTTTGTGAAGGAGGTTTGGTTTTATGTACAGTATGTGGAGGAGCTGAAGGCTCTTTAACTACGCATTGTTGTGGATATGCCTTAGATGAATATGTTTTTTCTGACATCTTCAGAGGAATTCTAGACTTTAAAGATAACAAATGGATAATAAAAGCAGTACAAGAGAGAAAAAATGAATGAAAAAAGTGTTATCTTTGTAAAGAGATAAAAGAGATATCATTCTTTGAGTATGATTATATTTTTACTCTTAGTAATATATGCAAAGCCTGTCATGATAAATACATGAGAAGAGTAGATGCCTTAGTCAAGGCAGATAAAAATATCTGCTCTTCATTAAAACTAAACCACCATACTCTTCATGATTTACTAAAGAAGGAAAAGGAGAATAAAAATGATAACAACAATTGAAGCAAGAGACATACCAGACGCATGGTTCCAGTGTTTATCAAAAATTCAAGAAAGGGGTTTCAAATATATAATTCAACAAGGATCTTTTGTGGGAGAAACTCGTCTTGAATTTGACTGGATAACGGTTCAAATCAATCATCCTTATTCTGAACCTTATGATACCATGCTTCCAGAAATCCCTTCTCATCTTGGTATCCCAAACCCTGTTGCTCCAGGGTATGTTGAAGAGTATCTTCCCTATCTTATGAGTAATTGCAGAAAAGAAGGAGAAGTTTACACATATGGAAACAGGATATGGGATGTAATTCCTTATTATATTGAGCTACTAAGATGTACTCCAAATACTAATCAAGCAATTCTTCAGGTGGCTAAGCCTAAAGATGCCTGGCTTCTTGACTCTCCATGCCTCAGACACATTGATATGAGATTAAGGAATAAGAATCTCATTTTCTATCCTTATTTCAGATCTTGGGATCTCTGGGCAGGATTCCCCGCAAACCTAGCAGCAATTGCAGTGTTACAAAAGTACATGGCTGATGAAATAGGAGTATCATCTGGTCATATCATTGCAAGCAGCAAAGGCCTCCATATCTATGGATATGCTGAAGAGCTTGCAAGAATAAGATGTAATAAAGAAACAACTCCAGTAGCAAAACATTGCAAACAACCTGTCACAAAGAAAACATTTAATGATGATGTTTTAGGAGAGATAATCTATGTGTAAGAAGAAAAATATAACTTTACTTTGGACACAAGAAGGATGTATCAAATGTGAGGACTTTAGAAATGCTCACTTTTATGATGAAGCTGAAGATCTGATTGAATATTCTCTCAATGATGCAGAGGGATTGTCCTTAGCTTTTTTCTATGAGATGTCAAACCACAGTGGTGAGATAGAAACTCCCTGTTTGTATGTAGGACCTGAAGAATTTTATGGTCTTGAAGGTGAAAAATTCTTTGGTGATGATATTGTAGAATATCTGAAAGAAAAGGAGGTGAGTAAAAATGAGTAAAATAGATATAGTATTATCAACAGCACTTGTAGTATTGTGTGCTTTTGGTATATGGTTGGTAAAGATTGTTTGTAATTTACATTAACTATTAAGGAGAAAATAAAATGATGACTCATAAGAGTGAAGATCAAGCAGTTGAGATAGACAAGTGTGTCTATTGTCATAGGATTATATACAAGAACCCTGAAGTAGAACAAAGACCTTGGAGTTGTAATTGTAAGGTCATTAAGAAGGAGGAAAAAGATGATTAAGAAACTTGGTAAAGTAGTATTTGTGGTATTGTTATTTGGATTGGTTACTGCAATTCCAGCAAACGCACAAGATATAAATCTTCAGTGGGATCCTGTAACAGAGAACATTACAGGTTACAAGATCTACTATGACACTGAAAAATCTGGTCCTCCTTACAATGGAACAGGTGCAACAGAGGGTAGCTCTCCAGTAACAATGACATTATCACAAACAGGTGAAGATTCACCAGAGGCTACTCTGCATAATCTACCTGGCCAAAAAACTTGGTTTGTAGTCACTTCCTATAATGCAACTGAAGAATCAGGATACAGTAACGAAGTATCCACGTCTCTATGTGCACCTGGTGGTTTAACAATTACAGCGAGTAGTGTCAATATCACAATAAATGTAGAAAACTAGTATAATCTTTTATGCTTGACCCACAGCAGGTGCAGTGGTCAGGAACACGGCAGACTCCGACTGTTCAATTCAGTCATTCAGTGGTCTGTGAAGGTCTGCCGGTCTTGGTTCGATTCCAAGCAGCAAAAAAAAAAAAAAAAAAAAAAAAAGGAGTAATTAAAATGAACTTAATATCATGTCAAAATTGTGGTTGTGTTTTGGATAAGGACAGAATTATTATGCCTGATACTCATAACCATGATACACAAGAAACTATTGAAGGAAATGTAAGATGGTCCTCTGATGCGCAAGACTATCGGCCTATTATAGATTGTCCAACATGTAACAGTATTATTTTTTATCAAACAGGTAATATAGCTTATTAGAAAGGAGGCTTAAAATGTCAGTAAAAGAAATGGAATATAAAGAAGCAAGAAAGTATATGAAACTTGGAGATGTAATTGCATTTGGGGGGAGAGGAGGCTTTTCATCGCTGGTCAAATTCGCAACACGCTCCAGCGTATCTCACGTTGGAGTAGTCCTTCAAACCAAGATACCTGAGGATAAATCAGGAAGGTTCTTTAACCAAATAATCGAGTCCACGTCATTGAATGGATTTAACGGAGTAGTCACGTCACGCCTTAGCGACCGGATTGGACTCTACGATGGAGATATCTGGTGGTTGCCAATGGATACATCAATTAGACATAACTATTTCAACCAGAAAAAATTCTTTAACTTTTTGTTCAATCAAGCCAAAGCAAAAAAACACTATGACATATCCCAGGCAGTAAGGTCAGCCATAGACTTTTTGCCTTTTAGTGAGAGTGCGGAAGATTTCAGCAAGTTCTTTTGTTCTGAACTTGTCGTTGCTGGCCTAGAAATCGCAGGGGCAATAGGCAGTGTAAATGCTTCTGAGGTAACACCGATCGAACTGTGTAGGTGGAGAATCTATGGGGATAATTATTTTCAGTTGAAAGGCGAACCAAAAGAGATATCTCAATTCAATTCAGTTGCTCCTCCTGAGTTTGACTTGAGATCGAAAATAAATCACTCAATAAAACAGTGTGAAGAGGACGAAAACTATAATAGAGAAACCATCAGGAATGTTGATATAGAAAAAGTAGAGCATGCAAATAAAGATTCTGACGTCATACATGGTAGAACCTGCTATAAGGTTAAACACGTTGGAGATGGGTATTTACATTGTATTGAAGATGATACCCCCTATCAAGTTGATGAGGACATGTATTGCGGAAGATGTCATGTGGTATTATCGATGGAAGACCAGGAAAGAAAAACAAACCACATGGATACTATAGTAAAAAATGGTGAAGAAGCCAAGATAAAACTTGATGACTTTGCCTCTGAGGTGAATTCACAAGCAGAAGATTTTTATAAAATCTTAAATGAAGTAGAAATGGAAGATTGGGATAGAAAAAATGACTAAAGACAGAGTCGAGTTTAATTTGAAAAGAGCTGGTGAATTTGCTGATGCTTTTTTCGATCAAATTGGAATTAATGATTAAATAAGAAAGAAGGAGAATAAGCACATGCACGAAGCTATGGAATACGCAGAATTATTTAAGACTGGACAAGTAGAAAAGTTATACTTTGTTTCCGGTAGGACTAAGGGATGCGCACCCTTTAGGATTTTCATTTTACCAAAAAACGAGAAAGGAATATATAATGGCCCAGTTAAGCCGCCAAAAAACAAAAACGCTATTGAAGTATATGGAGCTTTAGGTCTCAATAAGCCCTGTGGCTGGTTATATCATGGCCCTTGGATAGAGGACTTTTTAAGGTTAGTAAGAACAAGAAGAGAAGAAGAGGAAAATGCTTTAATAGAAAAACAAAACCAGATCAAAAGGAAGGAGAAAGAAGAAGAAGAAAGGATTATGAAGTTACTAGAGGACTACTAGAAAAGGAGGGAAAATAATGGCTGACAACACATGGAACGTAGCACAATTGGCAGAAATAGCAGCGATTAACGCAGAAATACAGGGGATGATAGCAGAGAATCTAAAGTGTGTACAGAACAATATACCTATTGTATATGATGAAACATCGTTTGCTGGAAAAGTGCATACTTTGCATTGGATATCTGAGAATTGCATGAGGGAAAGATAAAGGAAAAAGGAGTAGCAAAATGAAAACAGACATACAACTAAAAGTCAATTTTGAAGTTTATTGCTCTTGTGGTTCTGAATTACAATTCAGTTTTATAAAGAATGAGAATGAGGTTTCTGTGTGTGCTGCAGTTGCAGTATCACCTTGTTTGATATGCCAGGCTGAGGCATGGGACATGGGTTATGAGATGGGTATATCGCTTATGAAAGAGAAGCAGAATGGCTAACCTACTCAGAAAGATACTGTTCTGGCTTTACTTTGCTGCTTTCAGAAAGTTTGGAAAGTCCAAAACCAGGAAAGGAGTATGGATAAACATCTGTGGAATGATTGCTTTCTCTCTCACAATCTTAAAACAACTGGAGAGAGGAAGTCCACTGTTTATGATGAGATCTTCTCTTTGTGGTATCAAGATGTGTGCAAGACAAGCGATTGTTAACTACTTTAAATAAAGGAGGTATATCATGAATAAAGGTATAAAATGTATTCCGTTTCCAGACATTGAAAATGCTTACGTAATAATCTCTGCCTATAAAACAGATGGCGGAAATGGAGTGAAAAAATGTATGACATTCTTTTATGATAGTGGAAGGGTTGGAGTAGAATGGGAACCAGACCATGGCCCAATTACTACAATTTATAAGTGTACAAAAGAACATAAGGACGCAAGACCTCATTATTTTTATGATTTCTGCACAGGCAATGGAAACTGGTCGCAACTTGGGGTTGAAGAGGGAGGTTTACCAGAGGCTTTTTTGAATGGTGATTATGTGAAAATATTTGCAGTTCTAAAGAGATGGACAGACGTATAGTAAAAAAGAAAAGGGAGGCAAAGCCTCCCTCTCTTTCCTTAATCATGTAAGGATGGAATACCAAAGATATATTGAAACTCACTTCCTTTATATATATCTGGTATATCATCTGTACTAAGTCTATAAACCTTTCTAAAATTAGCAGGCACCGGATAACCTTTCGTACTCCTTCCAAACCACTCCTTGAAAAAAGTACTTAAAACAAACTCATCATCATCTTCTTCCTTATCCATCCAAGTCTCATATGCAGCATTAAAGATAGGACTTGTCCCCACAGCAATCTCTTTTGTTTTTAACTTTATAAAAGGAGGGTGAAAGAAATGATGAAACAAGTCCATATCAAACATAGCTCTCCCACCTCCAACAGCACCTCCAACAAGAAGAAGCTCTCTCATTATTTGCTGAGTAATAGGAGTCCCAAAAAGATCTTTCTGATTTGTAAGAGCTCCTTTTATAAGACCCCATTTGAAGGCTTGCTCTCCTTCTTTAACCCCTTTTCTTAAATTATTTAATTGTTCTAGGGTTACTTTCCCTGCCTCCTTTACACTCTTTGCTCCTCTCTGATAAAGACGAGCTCTTTGTTCTAAGAGTTTAAAAGGAGTACCTTGAAATATCATCATCATTCTTATCTTTGGATTCCTAAGCCAAGAAGGATTTAAATTTCCACTGAGAAAATTAGCTTTAATTATGGTATCATAAACTGCATAAGTTGCTTGTGCTGGAGTCATTCCTTTCTTAGCTGCCATCTTAAGAGAAACCATTGTAGAAAATCCTCTGTCATATCTCTCTATTGCTGCAACAGGATAACCTCCAAACTCATTAAACTTTCCTATCATCTTATCCCATTGACTCTCAGTTCCTTTAAAAGGAGCAATGTCTGAAATTGTTCTCCATAAATCTCCTTGTTCTGTAAAAGCTTTCACTGCATCATCCATAGTATTAAGAGAAATTCCTGTTTTCTTAAGAGCTTCCTTTCCTCCTACCCTCTCTAGTTCTAATCTTGAAAAAGTCCCTATAGCTTCAGGAATACTCTTTGCTCCTTCTACTCCAAAGATCCTAAGATCAGTAGCCATCTTTAACCCATGCTTGAAAGTAACTGAAGGAGAGAATGCAAGAAGTCTTGCTACCTCAAGTGCATATACTTTCTCTGCCCAGGCATCAATCCCCTCTCTTTGAGAAGGTGTAAATCCTTCTTTAAAAGACTGGAAAAACTTACTTAATCCTGGAATCTTTTGTACAATTTGACTTTCAGAAAAAGCATGCCAGCCGTCTTTTTGTTTCTTTCTCCAAAAATCCATCCCTTCTATTCTTAAATTCACATCAGGTAAATACCTCAGCATAGAGTGTTCTATATCTGGAACCATAGGTTTAAATCCTGCAGCTCTACTATGTAACTTTGCCATAGGAGGAGTATAATCCATATAAGGATTTATCTCACTAATCCTTTTTTGAAGACTATTAAAGTTTGCATCTGGATGAGATGAGTGATGGATAAAAGGTTTCTTTGTAAAGACTTTTCCTCCTGCCTCTACTATTCTCTCTGCATATGTTCCCATCATCTCTTGAATTCTTGCAACAGCAACTTTCTCTTCATGTGAAAGCATACCCTCCAGAAAAGGATATGCCTCATAACCAGCAGTATCTTCTGCAGCTAAGAACATCCTTACCCCACTATGCTTTGGAGCAAGCTCTTGCATCTTTTCTAACCAGGCTTTATTATACTCTTCAAAGAGAGTTACTGTTTTATCAAGATGTTCTTTATGAAACTTATATCTCCCTACAAAATCTTCTGCAGCAGTAAATGCTCCTTCATCTAGCTTCTTTCCATATTTCTCTGCCTTAAGAACCTTATTCATTTCTGCATCTGCAATCTTCTTAAAATATTTTGCACTCTTGTCATGGAAAGCTCTCTCTTGCATAGGCATATAAAACTTTTCCATAAGAGGTTTCATCTCAGTAATTACATCATCAGTAGTAGAAGTAAAGTTTTTAACATCTTTCATAATTCTTCCAAAGACTTCAACACCTTCTTTAGCATTATATTTTGCTGCTGTTTGACCACTAGCCCACTGTACCATAGGATTAGTGAAGGTTTCCATTCCACTTTTATTAACACTAAAGTAATGATGAGCAGTCATATACGGAGTTGCCATAGCTTGCAGAGCTGGATTCATATCATTTCTCCCCATCACAACAGAAAGATCAGGTAAAACTTTCACCTGCTTCATTGCCTCCCCTACTGCAAAAGGATTCTCACTTGCTTTAGGAAGTAACCCTGCTTTTTCTATACTCTTCAAAAGATTTGGAACTGTTTTTTTCTCAGCACCTTGTACCAACTTTGCTGTGAGTTTTGTAAGAATTCTATCTGCCATTCCTGCTTCAGCCTCATCAGGTTCCAAGATAGCTCCTAGAGTAGTAAGTCCCGAAGCCATAACAAGACCTTCTATGAGTTTCTTAACTGCATTAGTATCCTCTCTCATAGAAGCTTCAACAATTTTCTCCTGCTCTGTACTTGCAGTTCCTTTCTTTGCTGCAATCTTTGCTGAAGAAACTTTCATAAGCTCCATTCTATTAAGTTTTACTGCAACCTTCATACCACCTTCAGAAGCTCCAACTTCCTTAGTAATATTATATTGCTCTTTACTTATTCCTTCTTCAAGAGTCTTTTCATACTCCTTATACTCCACCCCTTTTTCAACTTCTTTCCTAAGAGAATCATTCACCTTTTTTATTTCTCTTGCAGTTACCTTCCCTCCTTCTTTGAGATCAAATCTCTCTTGTGGAGACATCTCTCTAAGAGCTTTAAATCTTTCTTCCTCAGAAAGGTCAACAATTGACTTTTTTCCTTTAGGAACAATTACCTTAGGAGGAGCTGTAACTATCTTAGTGATCTCTTTCTCTGCAACTTTTGTCTTTATATTTTTCTCTCCTCCTTTTATAATAGCTCTAGCTGCTTGATAAGTCATATCTTTAAAGTCTTCTTCTTTATAACCAAGACCTTCCAAACCCTCTTTAGTCTTCTTCCCTATTGTCTGGGGCTTCTTTATCTTACTTGCTTCTTGAAGAAGTATCTCTTCCTTCCCTACTTTATCTATAGCCTCTTGAGCACTCTTTCCTGCTCTTATCTCTTCAAAAACTCTTTCAGTATTTTCTATATCTGAAAACTTCTTTTCCTTCTTTCCTTTAGGAGAAACTTTATCAAGTTCTTTAGTTGTTTTATCTGCAAGTTCCTTAGTAACATCATCTATATTCTTCTCTGCAGTCTTTACTTCCTTTCCTACTTTTTGAAGAGAAGTAAGATTCTCTGCTGTAGGAGCAGTTGCAACTTCTGCCTCAAGAGTATCCTTAAGAGTATTCTTTGCAAGTACATTCTTTATTGTTCTCTTACCTAGTCTACTCAATGTTCCTCCCACAACAGCAGCAGAAAAACCACCAAGAGCCAACTCAGCAAGAAAAGCTTTCTTCGGATTCTCTTGTGCAAACTCAGTCTTCTCTATAACATTCCCCACCTTCTCAAAAGCCATGAACTCTGGAACAGCAAGAAGACCAAAGCCTACCATCTTAGCATAAGGATGAGGACTTACTGCAAGTCTCTTCCCCATCCAACTTGCCATTCCCTTCCCTCCTGCTTTCTTCAGGAGTTCTTTCCCCATAGTTGTCTTTCCAATTCCTCTCTTTCCTAGTTCTCCTAATCCTGTAAGAGCTGCGCCTGCTGCAAAGGAAGCTGCCATAGGAGTATAATGTCCTCTTGGTTCCTCTGCTTCCCAAGCCCCTTGAGTAGCAAGCTCCTTTACTTTTGGAGCAAGAGCAGGAAACATTCTAAAAGCTCCTGCTTTAAGTCCATGAGTATATTCATGTATATCTTCTCTTTTATTCTCCAAGTTCCTTCTATAGGAAGCAAGAACAATTTCCTCAGTCTTATATTTTCCTAACCTTGGGTCATTAATCATCTTGTTATAATCTGCAAGAACATCTGCTCCCATTTTTCTTCTTGGATCTTTTCCAGGAATAGCTGCACTGACAGCTTCAAGAGTAGTAGCATGTCTCCTTGTCCTGATTTTCTCTCCTTCAGGAACATGTTGCTTCATAAGATTTGCAATCATCTTCTGAGGTTTATCAGGGTCAGTAGAGAATTTTTCCCTTGCCTTAGCAATACCTTCTTCTCTCTTAGCAGTTGCTTTCTCAAGAGCTTTGTCTTCTCTCATAAGTAAATTAAAAGCTTCTTTATATCCCATATTATATTCTCCCTTTCTTTTTAGCTCTCTTAGTCAACTCTCTAACATAAGGAGGAAAAACCTTTTCTTTACTCTTGAGTCCTACACTCTTAAGATTCTGCTGCGCTGAGGATTCTGCAAATCTTTCTTGAGGAGACCTCATTCCTTTTACTCCACTCTTCTTTTCGAGAGATTTTACAGCTCGCTTAGAAAGTCCTTTTGTCTCTCTTGCAAGACCTTTAATACTTTCTTTACTTAAATCCCAATAAGAAGCATGTGCTGTTTCATGGGAGAGTGTTCCTGGAATTTTTCTTATTCTCTTCTTAGAAGAAACAGTCAAGTCTTTTGCAAGATGCCCTGCTGGAGACATCTTTGCCTGTACACCAGGAGCAAGCTTTTCCGTCTTAATAGACTTAATCCTATCAAGTTCTTTTTGAGGAATTCCTCTTAACTCTTTTGCAAGGTTAAGTTTTTGTTTCCTCTTAAGACCTCTAGCAACTGTCTTATAAAGAACATTTCTAGCTAGACCTGCAAACCTTAGAGGCCCCGTCATCCCTCCTACATCCTCAGATCCTAGATACTTATTAGCTTCCGGAGGAACTCTCCCTCCTACTCTTTTTATAAGATCATCTATAGATTTTCCCATCTTACTTTCCTCTCTTAAAAACCACCATAAATACTCATAATCTCCTCTATTCTTTCCTCAGCTTGGGGGGTATATCCTCCTACTCCTGGAGTTGCAACATTTCCTTTTTTCTTCTTACCTATATAATCTGCCATCATATTCTTAAACCAATCAGCTTCTTCTTGTTTCATCTGAAATTCTTTTTCTCTTATTCCTACCTCTCTTTCTCCTACTCCAACTTCTGAGGTAAGTTTTGCTGCTTGAGCTCTTCTTAAAGATGGACCTCCAGAAGGTTCTCCATACTGCATTTTTGCAATTCCTTGTCTTGTTCCTATCTCCATTCCTGCAAGACTTCTTCTACCTTCTATCTCTTCTCTCCCAAGTCTAGAAGAAATCTCTCCTCCTATTTTTTGTCTTTTTCCTGCTCCTTCTTCTCTCATAGAAGCAATCCTTTCAGAAGACTTAAGCTCTGCTACTTGCATCCTTTCCTTAAAAGCTCTAGACTTCCTTAAAGCTCCTTCAGAATGTCTTCTCATTGCTTTTCTTATCTCTTCTAAGTTCATATAAACCTCTCCTTTCTTTACCCACTTATATGAGTAACAGTGCTCTCACTGGAAGAATGACTATCAGACTCACTTTCATTATAAGCATACCCATGTCTATAAGACATATTAGCTCCTGCTGATACAGAAGCAAGAGAGGAAGCAGCCATCTGGGCAGTAATATTTGCTCCTGCCTTAGTAGTTTCCACTTGCAAGTTATGTAATTGCGTTGCAGTAGAAAGATTTATCTCTGCCTCTTTAAGCATAACAGCAATCCTCTGAGTTTCATGCTGAGAAGCTGCTTCAAAAGATTTTATATCAGCTTCTATTCTCGTCCCTATATAATTTGCATCAGTATTATATATAGAAGTCCTATGCCCATAAACTGTAGCATCAGCATTAAGCCTTGAAACCTCAGCACCTATTTCAGAATTATATCTGAGAAGTCTCGTTTTATACTCCTCTATAAGCATCTTATTCTTTTCAAGTTGTATTCCAACATCAGCTGTTCTTATCTGAGCCTCAGTCTTTGCTCCTTCTACCTCAGAAGAATAAGCTCTCACCTGCTCAGAATAAATCTTTGCCTTTACTTCTTCACCAACAAGTCTAGCTTGATACACATTATACCTTGCAGTGATACCTCCAATTCTTGCAGTATACCCATCAACCTTACTCCTATAAGCATCTAGAACAGCCTTTTGAGTATCTACTTTTATCTTGGCTGAATCCATCTCAGTCCTATAGATTCCTCCTATAACTTGAACAGCATTAAGTCTTGCAACATAAATATCTATATAACTCTTTTGAATATCACTCTCAAGTCTAGCTCCCTCAAGAAGTCCTTTATATCTCTCAAGCTCAAGTAGAGATGCTTGAATAAGAGAAGTATAAACAGAAGCTTGAGTCTTATACTTATCCAGTTCCAAATTTGCCTTTGTTACCTCAGCATTAAACACTCCAATAGCAGCTTCTTGAAGATACTTTGCAGCATTAAAAGCTCTATCTGCAATTTGATTAACCAGATTTATCCTAGTCCTCTCTAATTCCAACCCTTGTGTAATAGCAAATTGAGTATTATTCTGTGCAAGTTTAGCTTGCTCAATCATGATCTCATAATTTATCTGAGTGTCTGCTCTCTCTTGTTCCTTCACTGCTTCTTGAAGTCTTCCTCCCAAAGCTCCTGGAGGAATCTCCCATCCTCTTGAGGCAAAGTAATCCTCAGCTTCAGTATATACTCTCTCTTTCTGGAGTTCCATTCTTGCTCTTGCTCTATTCCAGATAGCATCCTCTACATCTTCTCCAAGCCCACTCCCTCCATCTCTTACATCAGTAAGAAGTTTCTCTTTGATTGCATCTTCAAGATCTGATTGATAGGTTCCTTCTTGATAAGAGAACAAACTTCCAGGAGGAACAATGTCTATATCAGGAGAAACTCCATCAAAAGATGGAATTGTTATCTCTGGAGCGCTAGGAAGAAGTATATCTTGAAGAGTAGGAACATCAGGAAGAGTATAACTTGGGGAAGTAGGATACTCAACCTCTCCAAGAGAAGGAGCCTCTCCAGGCTCTGTAGGCCAAGCAATATCAGGTAGCTCCGGTAAAATTATATCTGGAGCAAGAACTCCAAATCTAGGAACTTCAATCTCCTCTATAGTGATCTCATCCAAGATAGGTTCCACTGGAGTCTCTGGAAGAGTCATAGTCATATCTGGGTCTTCAGGTCTTCCAGGAGAATAATTCCCAAGTATAATAGGATCTATCGTATAGTCTAGATTAATAAACTCTGGAGTATACATTGCAACAAGATCTTTAAGTCCATCTAAATATATTACTGCAGATGACCAAGAATTATCTGCATAGTCTTCTGCAAGCCCAAACTGAGTTTGAACTGTATCCATAATTTGTTGACTGTAAGATGCCATTTGTTATCTCCTTAAAATCCTGATGAACCACCATAACCAAGAACTTTAGTTATTATTCTATAATCCCCTGTCTCAATAGTATTAAGACCATTACCACTAACTGCATCTCCAATAACTCCTTCAATAATTTCTTGTATATTAGACTGATCAGTGTAACTTTGAAAAGGACTCTGTCCTTCTACATAAGGTTCAATCTTAGTCATAGCTGAAGTGTCTACAGGTAAAGACTTCCACTTAGGATACACACTAGTCCAGTAACATAAACTAGTATCTACTACCTCTCCACAAGTAATATCATGACTAACCTCTTCAAGTTCCCAATAAGGCATAAATAAAATACCTAAGTGAAATCTTTCTTGTACTGCCCAGTTATAACAATGCCCTGAATAAACAACCATACCAGCATACCTCTTTCCTAGATATTCTTCCTCCAAAGTAGCAAAGGCATATGCTGATCTGTAGTGTGAGAATTCAAGTGTATCTGGAGCAGGAAAAGTCCCAAAAGGAAGAACAATATCACTAAACTCTAAGGTCTCTTCTGTAAACTCCTCAAAAGCAAAAGACAAAGGGCCTTCATGAATTACCCAGTGATGCCAAGTATAATCTCTTTGATTCAAGAGATACCCTACAACACCTCCACCTATATCTCCATAGTAAAGTGATTCAGCTTTTATATAATCCCTGTAATAATGATCATCCTCTTCAGAAACATGAGGCTCCCACTTAGGTATAACAGCAACTCTGGTGGTTCCTCCCTCTTCAATGATAGGTTCAATAACAGTTTCTTCAAAGTATATTCTTCCTGGTTCATATGGATTAGTATGCCAGTTTTCTCTATTATCATAATATCTTGTTATAGTACTTTGACTACCATAATAATCTCTACCCAGAAGTCCTATCTGATTAATATACCCTTTGCTATTATTATCTAGATCTCTATAGTCAAAGACTCCTACACTTCTCACTGTAACAAAATCCCCCTCTTTTGTCTCTACCTCTTCCTCTAAGACTTCAACTATATCTGTACTCTGTCCATCTACATCAAAAGGAAAATAAACAATCTTATCATTTAAGATATCAAACACAGCATAAATACCACTACTTTGTTCCTTATAAGGATATGCTGTAATACTTGTATAAAATCCTACATTAATAATATCTTCAACAATTGTTCCTTCTGTTACAAGATCTTCTTCTATCCACTTATCTTCTTCTTCTGTTCTTGCAGGATACTGAGTAACAACAGCACAAGGCTCATAACCTATAGCATAAGATATCCAGTAAGCATTTCCACTCTGGTAATTATTTATAAACTCTGTTGGAATTATAAAACCATCTTCACCTTCAATAGGAAAAGCATTTTTCTCATCTCCCCAAAGTGTTCTATTCAAGAAACCTTCTTCATCTCTCCTATACATAGTATCTGGATCATATAAATAAGCTGGTTGATTCTTATCTATCTCTCCTATTTTATTATATCCTGTACTTGTAGAGGGATAAAAGGCAAGATACTTTAGCATCTGAAGTGTTACAGGAACATACTCTCCTGTCTCATCTATCACAGAAAGTTTTAATATAAACACTCCTGGATATTCCTCAATAATTTCTTCAACACTAGGAACAGGAGCAAAGATATTTATATCAACTTGTCCAAAGGTATTCCTAAGTGAAATCTCTGAACCATCAGAAAAACTTACAATTCTTGCTCCCTGCTGGAGGGATTGAAACTTCATAAGATCAGAAAGAACAGAACTCTCTTGATAAGCCTTTCCAACAAGACTCTTTGCAGAGTCTATATCACCTTCAAGTATAATTCTAGGAGGTCTAGATATTTTCATAGTTTAAGAAAGGTCAAACATTAACCTTTTTCCCTTATATTTTATTCTCATCAACTTTGTGATCTCCACACCAATCATTTTCAAAAACAGCAGGATAACCATTCATACTTGGAGCATGCCTCCTACATCTTCCAAGTTTTGATGATAATAAATCTTTCTCCTTTCTTGCTTTCTCCACAAACCATATACAAGTTCTACAAGACATATTACTACTTCTATGTATCCAAGGATCTTGCATAAAACCTCCTTTATTTTACCTAGACCTCACTAGGATTTTTCCCCTTAACAATAAGTATTCCATCTATAGAATCTAGACTAAAATCACACCCATAAAGATTAGAGACCTTTATAGTGTAGTACCTCCCAACCACAGATCGTTGACCATTAATAACTCCACTATGCTGCCTCTGACTTGAATGAATAACACTTAATGTATAAACAGTCTCTGTTCCATCATCAGGAGTAAGAGAATATTCTAACTCTCCACTTGTCTCATACCCAACATAAGTCTTTCTAAATCTCTTCTCATTAGAGACTCCAAAGTCAGTCTTACCAAAAGTAACATGACCTTCTATATGACCATTCTGATCAGAGTCTCCATCCTCAAGAGAAAAAATTCCATGTTCATTAGCACCAAGAAAACCATCTCCAAACTTACAAAGAGAATTAAAGTTAAATCCTTTATACTGACTAAGAGCAACTCTTTCCAAACCAAGACAAACTGCAAAGTAATATATCCCTGGAACAGATTGATTTAGTCTCAGACTTTCTGTTACATGCAAATGATAAGAGTTTTCAAAAGTAACCATTTTCTTTTTACCTTATATGTTGAAGAAGATAATCATCAAATCTATTTTTCACACTTCCAAAACCATAAGCCCATATAGGACAGAGTTCTATAGCAGAAACTTCTCCATCAGAAGTCATACCAGAAACATCTGCTTCAAGAGCCTCAAGACTTGCTGCTACACTTACATAACTTCCTACAAGACCAGAAGCACTTCCAACCAAAGCACAAAGAGAATCACTTACATATCCTCCCATCCCAGAAGCAAGAATCAAAGCCTCAAGAGCAGGAAGCTCTGTATCCACTGTTCCAAGAACTCCTTGCACTCCTTGAGAAGAACTCTCTAATGGAGCAAGCTCCAAATCACAAGAACCAAGAATTCCTAGAGTCCCTGTTATAACATCTTTCTCAATACCCTCAAGAACAGTAGCAACCCCATCTCCACCAAGACAAGAAACCTCAAGAGGAGCAAGTTCTGTTTCCACTGCTGAGATAGTCCCTAGTGTTCCTTCTATAATATCTTTCTCAAAAGCCTCAAGCTCTTCAAAAACATAGCTGTTTCCGAAAGTCTCAACTTCAAAGAATTCAAGCTCAGTCTCTACATCTCCTCTTGGAGCTTCAAAGGTAGTTGTTACGGTAAAAGAACTTGTACTATGAATATGATAAGTATTAAAGAAAGTAAGACTCTTATCTACTCCTACATACCATTCATCCCAGAAACCAAAAGCTTCATCAGAACTTGGAGAAAGAGAGAAGGCATCAAGAGTATCCTCAAATCCTATCTCTTCATCTTCTAAAACTGGAGAAAGAGAGTACCCTTCAAGAGTATCATCAAACCCTGCTTCCTCTTCAACAGGATCTCCTACAAGAGCTTCTGCAGAAAAATTCTCAGTAAATCCTATCTCTTCAGAAGTCTCTGTATAAGTAGGATTTAAAATAACAAAAGAATCTTCAAATCCTGTTATCTCTTCTTCCTTTCCTATAATATCTTTATCACCTTCAAGAACAGAGGAGAATCCTACTATCTCTTCCACTTCAACAATAGTAGAAGATGGATCTGGAACAGGAGGTTCTGCAGCTCCTATCCCTGAAAATCCTGTAGGAGGAGTATATACAAATGCTGTTGCTCCAAAGTTTGCAGTTACAGAGTCAGCATCAGATGTTTGACTAACAGCAGGAAAAAATTCCCCTGAAACACTACTCCAAGACTCATTAGTACCAGCTCCTGGATCTCCACTTAAAACCCAAGTACCATTTTTACCCCACCAGATTTTGCCTGCATCAAAATCAACTGCAATCATTATAACATCATTAATACCATAAGTTATACCAGAAGCTTTAACATCTGCTGCTCCATCAACAAGTTCTCTTACATTTCCTGAATTCCTATAACCATACGCATCTAATCTACCGCTTCCCCACTGAGCCAAATGTCTATCCAAGGGTTCAGTAGAACTTCCCATACCTGTCATAGTAAAACTTGGATTACTATGACAGGTAATTTCCCAGTACCACTTACCTGCATCCTTACTCACTGTTGCTCTTACAAGAGCACCATTACTAAAACTTGCACTTAATCCTGCTGTAAGATTACCATTAGAGAGTTCAACATTAGCATGTTTATCAAGAGGATTCCAAGTTACTGCAGGAGCAGTAGCCTCTCCAAAACCTGAAGGAGCAGCATATGTCCAGTCTGCTGAATCAAACTGACCAGTAACAACATCTTCATCATCATAACCACTCCAGGCAGGAAAGTAAGAAATACCAGAAACAGGAGTATTAAGATTACTAAATGCTGCTCCTGTTCCTGCAGCAGGATTACCTCCATTTCCCCAGACTCCATTAATAGAGAACCAAATCTTTCCAGCATCAAAATCTACAGCAACTCCTACAACATCTCCAACACCATAACTGTCAGAATATAATTCCTCTGTACCATCATTTACTTTTCTTCCTTTATAAGCAAAGATGGCAAAATCCTTATACCCAGTTCCAAGTCTAACATTAAGCTCAGAATTTACTGTAGCAACTCCAATATTCATCTGAGGAGTTGGACCACTAGCATCTACTCTTACTTCCCAGTAATACTTCCCAGTACTAAACCATACATCTGCTCTTACAGCATGATTTCCTGTGACAGTATTACTAGCAGTAAGATCACCATTAGAAAGACTTATATCACTATGTTTATCTGAGACATTCCACTTAGACATATTCTCTTCTCTTTCCTTACATATCGGTTGCAGATATTGTCAAAGACACCTTGAATGTATCAGTAGCCTCTACAGCTTTTGCTCCAAAATTACTTGCACAATACATAAAATTCCCTGCAGTCTGGTCATTTATTGTAACCAGACTCACCAAGGCTCCTCCATATATTGTCTTAGTAGCATTGATGGTAAAGACTGCTTTATTGGAAGTATTATTTATACTCTTTCCAGACGCAACAGTCTCTACAAAGATTTGCCTTGCAGCTTCAGTATAAGCAATACTCTCTGTAAATCCTGGAACCTGATAAGTATCTGCTGCAAGAGGAGTATAATCATCCTCAAAGATAAGTATATACCAAGGATCTATCTGAGCAGCCCCTCCAAAATGAACATCAAGGATATGATTCAATCCTTGATCTACTACTCTATTCCTTGTGATAGAATGATCTTTTAAGTTTCCTCTGCCATCAAAAACCTCAACCTCCCAAATAGTAGAGATAAGAGCACGGTTTCTTAAACTCTTTCTTCTCTCTATACCACAAGTAAAAACTCCACCCATTCCAGACCTATTCATATTTTTTCTCCTATGTAGGATCTCTTGTTTCTATATCCCAAGCATTTGTACTAACCAAATTTCCTGCTGTAACTGCCTCAGAAGCACAGGTATCCACATAAACAAGAACCTCTCCTCCTTCATCACAGAGAGCTCCGTGGGTTACTGTTCCATCAAAGAGAACAGTAATATCTGTTTTTGCTCCTACTGTAATCTTTCTTCCACTAACATCTCCAAAAGCAGGACCAGTAAAATCTCCTCCTGCTATAGAAATAGAAGCAAGCATATAAGTACTACTTGCTTCTAAGAATGTTGCTGGTTCTGCTGAACAAAGGTAAAGAATATTACTATTATTCTTTACCCAATTCAGCATAGCATCTAAAGCATCTGTATTACAGAACTTTGCCATTTATTTTTCCTCCTCTTTCTCTCTTACTTATAAAGAGGATGTCTTATACTAAAAGAGTTAAGTACAAAAGGAGCACCACTTACAAAATTCGTAGAACCAAGAATCATAGTGGTTCCACTAGTCCCACAACTTCCATCAAATCTCACTGCACTCTTGTCTACTCCAGTATCAACATTATTATCATAGAACCTGAACCATCCTGCAATACCATCAGCAAGAACAGTTCCTTGCCAGGTCTCATCTTCATTCTTATACAAATACCCATCAAGAATCTTCTTAAACTCCAAACCGTTCCCTGCAGCACCTGGAGTAAAGGTGAGCCCACTTTCAGTAATAAGAAGCAAAAGACTTCCTGTCTCTGCAGCATCTGCATCAGCTGGTTGAGCACCAGAATATATCCTTATTACTCCATTTTGCATAAGTTCCTTAAACTCTGCTCCATTGTTACAGGTGATAGTAGTAGCTGCTACAAAAGCCTCAGCAGTATTTACTGTTCCTGTTACGAAATTAAGAGCTCCTGCAGTTACTCCAGTAAGAACAATAGGGCCTACATCATTTCCTCCTGTAGTAGAACCTGCAGTGGTAAAAGAATCCCCAACTCTAAATCCTGCATTGAGGAATCTATTCTCTGAATCAGTTATCTGATCTTCCCCTGCTCCTCCATCTACATAGGCAAGACTTGTTCCCTGAAGAAAAGCATCTCCCATGAGAGAGTTTGCAAGTCCTGTACTTATCTTTAATGCCATTTCACTACCTCCAGATTAAGGTGCTATAGTGCAAATATATTTCTTATTCATAACAATACCTGCACCAGTAAATCCTTTAGGAAGATTAACCTTTCTCTGAGTAAGATTTAAAAGCCTACCCCCAGAAAACCCGGCACAGATTCCCTTATCAGTTATAAAGATTATAAACTCTTCTCCTTGAATATCATTCTCTCCAAGAATCTCTCCTTCTACTTTCACATCACTTTTCTCAATTACTCCAGAATCTAAAACCCTTCTAAAGGAAAACTCATCAGGAGTATTTCCTTCAAGAAAAATAACCTCTTTATCTGTCCCAAGAAAAATCCCATCTTTTACACCTCTTATCATTCTCACCTTATAAGAAGGAAGTTGAATATAACTCCTAGAAAGATCAAAGGCTCCATAAGAAAATCTCTCTGAATACCACACAACTGAGTCCTTTACAACATAAATCCTTCCATTAAAAATTTCTATAAGAGTTCCTATAGGAGGATCTGAGAGAGTCTTATTTGTAATAGGGCCTATATATCTTAGGAATTCCCAAGGATAATAACTTCTCCCCAGGACATAACCCTTATCAACTCCATTCATAAAATAAGTCTTGTCATTTACAGTAACATAACTCATAGGATTATCAGAATTTACCTCCACAATATTAGTCTCTGTATAATCCTTATCAATAAGAACAAGAGTAGAATTCTTCACTGCAAGACAAGAATCTCCAATCCCAAAAAGACTATGGTAATTTCCCTCAAGTCTTCTTGTATATCCTTTCCTTCTTGAGATTCTTCCTGACCCATCAATGTTTATATTAACTGCTTGAGCTAAGTCAAGGTTTCCTTTTTCTCTCTGCTGAGTAAGTCTTACAGGATCAAGAACAGTATTTAATCCATAAGTCTCTTTAAAAATAGGAAAAGTGTTCTTCACTATTTTATCTCCTCAAGTCTTTTTCTTCTCTTCTCCATACCTGTAACAGCTCCACCAAGTAAAGACTTATTTCCTTTACCAAACTTCTTCCTAGTCCACTCCAGAAGTTTATTACTATATCCCTTCTTTACTCCACTAGGATAAGGTTTTGCAAGAGTACTCTTCTTTTTTGCTGGCATCTCTTAATACCTCCACACACTTCTTGACATATGTTTTCTTCTCCTAGCACCAAATTCACTAAGTTTTATTATTCCCTTCCTATACTGCATAGATTGTGCTCTGGTGTTTACTTTCTCTTCTTCAACTCCATCTTCAATAAGATCAAATCCAAGCATGGCAGCCCCACAGACAATAACATCTCTGTGGAGAAAAGCTGGTATAGTATCAGGAACATCAGTACTATCCACCATATCTACAGCATTCCTCTTGAAAAGCAGGACTAAAGTTTCTACAGGAGAAGGAATTTTTTGATAATACAATAGATTACCTTCCACAGCAACAGCTTCCACATCTCCAACTTCAGCCATATCAGGATAGTCTTCAAGGAGTTCTTCTAGGGTGATCACATTAAACTTCTCATCACCATTTCCTACATAAAGAACCTTTCCAGAACAGGTAGAAGGAAGATTAGCATAAGCTTGCGAAAGTACTGTATCAACTGTTGTGAAGGATTTAAGACCTGGAATATCTGCTTCTTCAAGAGCGATATCCACTATCTCATTTATCCAATCCCCTATCCTATCAGTAATATCAGTACTATTATCTTGTAACTTTATAGAAACCTCATCCTGCAATTCAGAGAAATTCATTCTATCTTTCCTCCTAAGGTAATTTGCTAACAAGAACATGAAGTCTTGCTACACCGGTTGTTATGGTTCCCCCTGTAAGGGTTGCATATATACAAGGAGTATCAGCATCTGCTCCATTGATCAAGAGATTCTGAACATCCCCATCACCAGTACCACTGAAGTCCGTAGCACCAAGGATCTTTGCCATTGCCCAGACAGTACCAGAAAGAACACCTCCAGTACCTTCAGTATAGGTAACAGTCACCAGACCACCAGGATACAGCCCTATAGTACCTTCAGTGATCTCAGCCGTAGCCATATAGGCATCATCATCTTGGTTATCAACAGTTCCTGCAGTGGTCACTGCATCTGTAGCAAGAGTTCCATACCCTACATCAATCACACCACTTCCATCAAACGCAGTCTTTATATCCATCACAAACTCATGAAGGAAAAAATTACCCAAATGAGCAGGAAAGGAGAAAAGCACTGCCTCTGCATCATCAGCAGCAGGGAGAATCTCTCCAGAAGTAATCCAAAAAGGATTCTCTCTTATATTACTTCTTTGATCTCTTCTTCTTAAATCCAAAATAGCCATAGTTTTCTACCTCCTAATGTATAACTGAATAGTCAACAAATATCTGAAAGGCAAGTAAATCTGCATCTACCACAGTTACTGTGATTGCACCAGAACCATCTCTGAAATACTTTCCACTAGCTTCTGCCGCAGAACCTCCCTTACAAGACTTCATTCCAAGTGTTCCAGGAGCACAGGCAGCATCATACATAAAAGCATCTGCTGCTGCAGTCTCCTTATTCCCTATAAATCCTACTGTCATAGTAGCATCTGCATCAAGGACTAATACCTCTACCCAGATCTCTTTTATAAAAGCAAATCTAGGAATTCTTATGATGCTATATGTATCATCATCAAGGGCCAGCATCCTTTTACTGCTGGCCAATCTATAGTTATCTGAAAAGGCATGTCCATACAAATCAGCCATAGTTTCTTCCTCCTTAGTCTAACTTTTCACCCCAGGAAGATCCTACTATAATCCCAAAGTCTTCCGAGTTGAATCTTGTTTTCTTTATACCAAAGATTCCTCCGCCTCTGACATTGATGAATCTCTTTGCATCAGTGGTATAAGGAACAAAGGCCATAGTGGTACTCCTGCTTTCTCCAGCTCCACCCCATGCCATCACAGCACTCTGAGCACCAAGAAGAACACTCCTGTAAACACCTGCTCTAGAATCAGTAGCATCAACTACAGTATGTCTGATTCTCTCTGACTTAGAGATCAACATACCATTATACTCTATCTCTACCTGAGGCATTGCAAGCTTGTTAGCAGATCTCAAGAGATCACCCCACTGGCCTATATTGGTATTTCTTTGAAGTCTATCAAAGACATAGTTATGAAGAATCACTCTGTAGTAATTCTTTCCTTTGAGATTCAGAGGTCTGATCTTATACTCATTAAGCCCAACAGGAATCTCTGCCTGTTGCTTCATTCTATCAAGAAAAGTAAGATCAAGAACATCAGCGCTAGTCATCGTAGCCTCTGTCGCAATATCATTTACCCTAAGCCAGTGATAAGTATCAGGGTCAACAGGATCTTGGGCAAAGGTCTGTCCTGCAACCTTATAAGTAGTATCCCCACACAGATGAGCAAAAGCCATATCAGAAAGCTTTTCTCCCCACCAGTACTGAAGACCATCTTTTGCTTCTTGCATAAGATTATAAGGAATCCTCTGCTCTTCCATTCTACCACCGGTATTTACTGCATGATTGAGTTCTTCAATGGTGGAGTCAAAATCCCTGAAGATCAAATCTTCCTCGTTACCTTCTACCTTCTCCCTTCCAACCCTACCTTCTCCTGAAAGAGGAAGCCTTATACCAAAGGTAATCTTATCACCCTCTCCCTTACCCAGTTCCTTCCTCATCTGGATAATAGAATCTGGTCCACTTCCTACCAGATAATTAATCTCAGTAGAAGGAAGAAGAAGCTGGAAAAGTTCCCTGGCCCATTTCTTCCTAGTCAAAGCATTATTCGTTAAAAAAATTGTCTCAGCCATTTTCTAAACCCTCCAATTTTATTTAAGTTTTCCTTGCAGATACTTCTCATAAACATCCGCAGGAACCTTTACAAGATCATCTTCATCCATAGCATCTATCCTGGAGGCTGACCACCCAACATCATCTGAAGATTTACCACCTGAAGTATCAGACAAAGAATTAGGTCCCTCAGTGAGAGATTTTTCTTTCTCTTTTTTCTCCCCCTTTATAAAACTAGGATGAGAAGTTTTAATAAGGTCATACATGTATTTGTAAGGATTTTTCATCCCCCAAACTTCTGCTTCAATACCACTTTGAACCTCATTAAAACTTTCTTCAGGGTTGTCTTCTACATAAGCTTCAGCCATTAATTGAATCATGTCATCAAAATTTGATTGTGATACTACAGTGTCAATATCCTCATACTTGGGATTTACCCTCATAACTTCTATGATATTACTAAGATAATCATTCCTAGCATCATGAGAGGCTTTCGCATCCGAAACTTCTTTCTCACTCTCCTCAGAAATAAGATTAGCATCCTTAAGAATCTTATTAACATCTTCAAGCTTTTTGGTAAGGGTACTTATATCTCTCTTACCTTCCCTCGTAAGTTGTCGTAGACTAGAAATCTCTTGATCTTTTTCAAGAGAAAGAGCTTCATAGTCTATATCTTTAGTATCACTATCCTTTTGTTTTTCTTCTCCTTCTTCTATTCCTTCTTCTCCTTCTTTTCCTTCTCCAGTCTCAGACGACTCAAGGTCTCCTTGTCCTTCTTCTATAGGATTTCCGTCTTCATCTATCTGCACTGCATCTTGATCAATCTCTTCTGGCATAAAATGTTTCCTCCTCTTTTAAGTTTAAAATGTCAATTATTGACTTTTCTCCTTCCCTTTAATCTTAGCCAATTCTAATTCATATTCCCTCTCCATCCTTTCCTCGTTATACCTTTGAACCTTCATCTTTACAGTTAATGGAAGTTCTAAGTATTCCATAATAATCTCTGGAGGAATACTCCCAGGATTATTTTGTGAAAGCTCTGTAAGTGCCATAGCAACAGATCTCCTTACAGTAAGGTTCTCTGCTTGTTCATCAATAGCAAGGTCAAACTTCCCTGCTGAAATATCATTAAAACCCTCAAGCTGAGGATTCATCTGACTATTAATTTCCATGAGCTGCATACCTTCTTGGCCCTCAATCCTTATTACAGTATTAGGAGGAATAAACTGCTGAATCAAAGAAAGCAATTGCTTTCCTCCCTGAATTCTAGACTCTCTAAAATTATTAAAGAGAAGATAAAGCACTGCAATACTACTTTCAAGTCTTGTTCTTGCTGTAATCCCAGGCTCCCTAGAAGAAGTCTGTATACCCATAAGAGGATCTTGGGCTCCTGAAATATTCTTCATAGACTCTAGATAAGTAGTATCAAGTTGAGAATACACAGTACTGATTTGAGGCTGCTGAGAGAATTTAACCTTTTCTATCTTTCCATCTGCAATCTCCATTCTGTAATTAGGTTCTGCAGATCTCTCATCATATTCATCAATATTCAGAACAGCATTTATCTCATGCATCAAGATTCCTTTAGGAGATGTTTGAAGAAGATGTTGAAGCTGCCTTCTCATAGTATTCAATGCAAACTGAGGATCTTTAAGCTCCGTAACAGCACCAAACCACCTGTTTTCATCTTCGTGTCTGTAAGCTCCATATTGGATAAAAGGAAACTCTTTATGAAAATAAGGAGACTTCCCTTTCTCTAGAATAACTCCTCCAGAGAAAATTGTATAATATACATTATCCATTCTGGTTTCTACATAAGGAAGAGAATCTACTTGCAAGACTTCTCCATTAGGAAGAGTGATACCTTCTCTTAAGGCCTTTGTAAAATCCTTCATCTCTTTTCTACTTAAAGATTCAGGCTCCCCAGTGATAGGATTCTGAAACCATAAAGCAGGTTCTTTCTTTTTATACCAACACTCTATGATTCTATAAAGATCACTTGCCTCATCAAAATACGTAGGCATATCAGAAGTAGAACTTCCTTTATACATCCTTACTATATCAGAAGAAAACTCTGGCCATATAGATTTGATATCATCTTCTGTAAACCACTTATTCACAAAGAAGAATCTTGCATCACTCATATCAAGTTCAACGGAATTAGGGTCTACATAGCAATCTCTTCCAGCAATCCTCTTACATCTTATATCAGGTTCAAAAGGATTAGAAAAGTTAACATAAAGATTAAGAAAAGATCTTCCACTCTTCACTGTATGCTCAAAGCATTGCATCTCTCTTTCAGAAATCTTCTGCTTTCTTCTATAATGCTTAAAAGCTCCATTCATAAGTTCAGCCAAAGCTTCATCTTCAAAAGTAACAGGCTCCACATAAGGGACTTTTCTTATCTGCTCTGCAAGACCTATGAGCATATCAATCTTAGGTTTAATCTCATTAAAAGTAGAAGTTGGTCTTCTCATTTGAGTAAGAAGTTCTACAACCTCTGTAGGATCTTGATCTCCTGCATAGTAATTATAATCCTCCGTAGCAGTACTTCTCCATTCCATTTCAGGAGTAGAATTCTCCGCATCTTGAAGCCACTTCTCAAGCTTCATAAGAAGATCCATATCCTCAACAGAAACTTCTCCATTTCCACTTATACTCAATATCCCCGAAGGACTTGTTATATTCATTATCTTCTCTTCTTAATTAGTAACAAGATAAAAGTAAAGACTCCCAGAATCCAAGTCATCCACATAAATCCCACTACAAGGATGAGGTTCTCCAAAATCAAGTTGATACATCAAAACCCCAGAAGTCCCAGGAGCATCTGCAATAAGAGAGAACAAAACATGAAGCGCTTTGTCTGTAATATTTGCAATATGTCCAGCAGTAGTTACTCCCGTCCAAAGAACCTTACTCACATACACAAACTTATCAGTAAGTTTTGTACTCCCTGATACATCTCCAGTTGCAATAGACATAGGATTAAAACTTTCATTTGCTGCCATTTTCTATCCTCCAAGAAGAGTCAATATTTGACCCTTTCCTCTCTATAAATTTCTACTTATAAATCTAGGTACAACAGAATCAGGTCTAGGAGTTGGAGAAAGTAAAGTCCTAGCGGAGAGAGAATTCCACTGCTTACTTATATCTTTCACTGTTCTTTCATAGGCAACACAGTCACTTCCAATAGTACCGGTAATAGCTCCGTTCCA